GTAAATACGATTGAGTGTAAATACGATTGAGTGTAAATACGATTGAGTGTAAATACGATTGAGTGTAAATACGATTAAATAAAAATAATTTCGCTTATAATGAAAACTTTTTATCTAATAAAAATTAATATGAACTTTATTAGACAAAATAAAACTACAATATTGATATTAGCAATAGGAGTAGCTATTTATTTAATGAATCAACAATTAGTTAATGAAAACTTAAAAAATATTATAAAAAAAATATTTGGAAGCCAAGAAAACTTTGACCAATGCGATGATGAAAAAAATCCTAAAAACAATATAATTAATATTAATCCTGGTAAAAAAAGTGTACCTACTTTTTACTATGACTCCCAAAAAGACTTTGGTTATCATTCAGAAAATTTAAAAACATCCGAAGCAGAAAAACTTTATGACTTTTTACAGTCAATGGTTACACCAAATCATAATATGTATGATTTAACATCATCTTCAACTAAAATGTATAGATCTGATCAAAAAGGTGAAGATATTTTATTAGCATTTATTCAAGAAAAATTATCAAAAAAAGTTAGAAATATTAAGTTATTAGACAAAATCTTTTACTTTAAAAATCAAGTTTGTTTAGAAATTAAACCATTTCAAATTGAAGGAGATTATATTGTTAATAATGAAAATTTAGGAAGAGTTAAAATTCAAATTGAACTTACTTTTAGATTTGATCAACCAAATGATATATTTATGGGTAACATATCATTTAATAAATACAATGGTGTATTTAAATTTAATAGAGCTACTCTTATAAATCATAAAACAAAAAAACAAGTTGAATCTAAAGAACAGGAAAAAAAATCATTACCTGTATTATTAGAAAAACCTTTAACATATGATGATTATAATTCTAAACCATTTGATTTTACTTATGAAACAAATAATCTTGATACAATTAATTCTTTAATTCCAGAAGATATTCAAGTAACAGAGTATGAAGAAGATTCAGTTTCTGAAAGGAAAGTAAGATTATAAAAAATTGATTTAATATTAAAATATTTAGAATTTGATAAATTAAATGGTATATCAAATTGAAAATATAGTTTTTATTTTAATAATGAAAGACGGACAACAAAAATTATGTTTAGGAAAGTATAATATAGATACTGATAGTGATATTAAAACTTTTAAAAGTAAAGTAAAAGATGATTATGAATATAGTGAATTTTATCTTTTGAGTAAAATTTCAGATGAAAAATATGATTTATTAAGTGAAAATTTAAATTTTGATTATAATATAACTTTGATTGAACCTGAAAAAGAGAAAACTTTAAGTGAACTAACTAAAGAACTAGAAAAATATGAACCTACTGGATATCCATTTGAATCTATAGATGAAGATATTTACAAAGATTTGTATATGAAATATATTGAAAAATTATTTGATAATTATTGTAAAAATAATAATTATAATGAATATCAATTTGAAGGTTTTGAATGTTTTTGGGAAGAAACATTTGAGCGATATCATCATAAAATGATTACTACATCAGAATTTTATAATGAACATAATTATATTCAAGTAATTCAAACAAGACTAATTTATGATGATGGTGAAGATACACAACATAATTTAGAATCAAATACGACTGTAAAATTACTAGATATGAAAGATGATAAAGAGATTTCAGAAATTAGTGATAACAAATTACAAAAGTTAATTGATTATTTAAAAAATTTATATGATTAATTTATTATTAAATAATATTAAATTATTCATCAATACGCATAACCTTAAATAGTTTATCAGTTTTCAAAATTTCATCTGGTGTAAGATATTCTTCATTTGATAAAACTCTACCTCTATCTGAAACTAGATCACCTTTTCTAAATTTATCAGGAACTACTCTTGATACAAAATCTTTAACTTTTTGAGGAATTTCTGGTTCTGTCCAAAATTGAGGGAAGAATCCTTTTTTTGTTAAAGTATTAAAAAAGTAATGAACATCATAATATCTATTTTTTTTTGGTTCAATATTAATTTTTGATGTCCACTCAGCATCTACTTTACTATTATCAATTAGGCCTGGTATACAAGCAAAATCAAAATCCCATAATTTAACTTGAAATCCAATATTCGGTACAACATATATTTGACCATTTATTTTATATTGAAATTTTGAATTTGATGTCGTGTTACCAATCTTATTAACTAGTAAATTATTTGCTTTTAAATCATTGTGTCTAAATGATGGATATTTTGCATGTATGATAGCTAAAACTGATAAAATTTGGAAAAATAATGTTCTCCAAGTATTTAACTTAAATTTTTTGTAATTATTCCTAATATAATCTAACAAATCTCCAGAATTTGCCCATTCTGATATTAATACTGATACATTTTCATAATACTCCCCTTTTTTATATCTCTTTACAAATTGATCAAACTTTTTGTTATTAACTATATTGTTTTTTGGTAAACTTAAAAAAGGTTTTATACTAGTATTAAATGTTGTCATTGGCAAAACTATATGGGGTGTTTGTTTATTTCTCACAAAGAATGATAATAATTTAATCATTAATAATTCTGCATTTTCTGGCCTTTTTACATTAAAAAGATCCCCGTAATTTTCTTTTTTTGGATAAGCTACAATTTTAACAGCATAATTTGGTTTTTCATCATCTTCAGGGTGAACACCTTTAAAAGTATGACCTGTCGATCCACTTTTAATATATAAAAGTTTCCCTCCAAGTTTTTTTATTGTGCTATTGAAATCTAAATACTTTTTTGGCATTAAACTTCTAATATCTTCCGATACAACACTATCTATTTCATCACTATTCGTAGAATAATCTACAATAGATTCTACTTCTTTATCCTTGATCATATCTTGTATCGCTTCTATTCTATATGCAATTTTATTATATTTTTTTTCATTAGAATTTGAATCCATAATTAATTTATTGTATATTTTTAATTTTAAATTAATATTATTTTTTAAATATATATCAATATTTCTAGAAAACAAATAAGATACCTGTTAATAAAATGTAAATACTATTATTATTTTAAATGCGTTTCAAATTAATATCTACTAATATTCTCAAAATTAAAATTAAATAATGCATAAATTGATATTATATAAGCCAATATTAATAAACCTTGTGGAGACAAAGGATTTGCAAATGAATTTTTAAATATTTCCTTATCTGCATAATGTTTTAATTGTATTATATTATTTATTATAGGCAATTTTTCCTCATAATTTGATATATTTTCTTTTAATTCATCATCAGTTTTTAAATCTAATGAATTTTTCTTTAATTCATTAATTAAATGAAAAGGCAGAATATGGATTAAATATATTAATGGAATTATTAAAAATAATATTATCTTAGAATGTATTTTTCCTATAAATGAACCAAATAATATATATAACCAAATAGTAAGATGAACTATTATCAAAAATGAAATTGGAATCTTTATATGATATTACTTATATAATTTTTATTTATATTAATTTAAAATATCCAATAAGATAATAAAAATATACTTTTATCTGAATCAATAACTTGATTTAAAATTTCACTATATTCTTTGCATTTTATATCAAGGTGAAACATGTCACCACTAAATTTACCAACAGTTAAAAAGTTTTCTTTACCTTTTAAATAAAACATTGTAAATAATCCCATGATATTTGGAATTTCTGATATTTTAATATTATTATATTCTTTTGTTACTTCATCATCATTATTTATTTTCCAATGTTGTACTATATCTGAGTATTCTAATTTATCAGTTTCTTTTTTTACATAATTTATACAAATTTCTTTAATAGAATTTGGGTCTCTTGTTTTGATTATATTGTGAACATATTCAATTAATTTATCAGAATTTGTCATTAAACTAAAAAACTTTATATTTTATTTTTTATTAAATAAAAAAATTAAAAAGTAAATACATTTAATGTTTTGTTTCTATTCATTGTTCTTACAGGTATCTTCTTTTCATATTTCATATAAGTCTTTCTTACTAAATCCAAATCAATTGCTGGTAGTTGTGGAATTGCCATCCAATGTCTAACTTTTCCAATAAAATCTTGGTGAATGTGTGTTGGATACATATATGCTAAAGATGAATTTGAATTATGTACTATTTTATTTAGTTCTTTTGGAATCAGATATGATGACTGAGGTGGTAAAACCAAAAGTAGTTGATTAAATGGTTTCAGAGGTGACCCATAATCAAATTTAATTTTATTCAAATCAAAGTTTTTATTATTATCCAAAAAGGTAGACATATCTTCTAGAAATGGTGGATAGTCGTAAGGATAATACCAAGTCCAAGATGGACATTTATCAAAGTAATATTTTGTTACCCATACGAGTCCTTTCATATATTCTGATACTAGTTTACTTGAGAATTCTTCAATTTCATCATCACCAGTATGAAAATAATGGTTGTAATATCTTTTTTTCCATTTTTCTGATTCATCAGATCCCAACATAACTGGATCATCTACCTTAAATTGTAAATTATCAATCCTATGTACCTCCACATCATATGGATCTGTTGAACTACATTTGTAAAATTTTCTTTTGGTAACATGTTCATTTTTAAGAATTTCAGATTCTTCAGAACCTAAAAATGATATTAGTTCAACAAATAGCTTAGTATCAATACTTACTTTTTTAGAAGTTCTTTTTATGATAAATTTTTTGTAATTATTCATTGATAGTAATTCAGTATATTTATCTAGTAAAATATCCAATCCATCTGTATAAATATTTAATGCTGGAATATGAGGTAAAAAATCATTACCTAAAAGATAACACATGAAAATAAAATCATTTATAATATTATCTTTGTACTTCAAATCAATTAACCTTTTGTCTACTATTGATTCTTCTTCCATCATTTCTTTTTTAGAAATGTCCTCTATTGTATTTACTATCAAATCTCTCATTATATCAATTGATACATAATTGAATCCTCTTTTACTTTTGTCCATTTGATTTGCTTCTCTTAATAAAAACATGTTATTTGCATTTGTTGCTAAACATAAGAAAATTAAATCAGCATCCAACCCATACATAACATATTTATAATGTTCATTATTGTTAATGTTGTTTCTTATAAATTGTAATAATTTATGTTCACCTTCTGATGGTGTTTTACATGAAGAATATATAATTTTAATATCTGAACTACTTTTTCTATTTTTAGCCCATTCTAAAATTTTATAATGTAATTTTTCCATGAATTCGGTACCTGGTGTAATTGCTGAATTATTCCAAAATTTATCAACTGGTTTATTGTGTTTTTTCTTAATATTGTCCCACATTTCACGATCATGTACTGATTTGAACCTTCTTGATCTTTGCTGTTTAATTTTGGCTGCCGGAGCTACACCATCTATTGCTAAGTATACACCTACTTTTGGATCTACTACACCAATTATTTTTTCTATATACTCTATACTTGCCATAATCATTTTATTTTCTAGACTATTTTGATTCTTAAAATTTGGATTTTCTGCTAATACTTTAAAACATGTTGGATGAATTAAACAATTAGCATCGATCAAAAGATAATCTATGGTACTTATTTGTTCTTGTAGATATGCATCTAACTTACTGCTTTTTTGAAATACAAAATCCGTTTTCTTGTATTTATCCCAAAGCCACTTAAAAAATCCTGGTACTCCCATTATAATATATATATAATGTATTTTTAAGCATATTTTATTCAATATTTATAAATTCATAAAAATTGAATTTTTAATTACAATCTTACAAATGAATTTTTTATGGCTCCAAATAATCTAGGATGTGTTGATTATTTACAAGGACTTGTGGATGAGTCTTTGAATACCCTTACTCAATTACAGAAAATGAGTAATAATTCTCAATTTATTGCCAAATGTGACAATCTTGAAAATCATTTAATGTTGATTTCAATTGCTATCAAAAGATTATCTATTTCTAATAAAAGATTAGGTAATGAAAGTATTATACCAACAGAAGAATCAATATTATTAGATCTTAATAAGATTAAGAATAAAATAAATAGTGATACCGATAAAGATATTCTACATGTTGAAGAATTAAAAAATACTTTTGTAAAAAATGCTCTAATTGAAAGCTTAAACAATATTAGACAACAAAGACTACAAGATGTTGATAATGATATTTTTTATATTACAAATCATAAAAAAGTTTATAGATCAAATGATGGTAATCTTCATAAAAGAAGTCGAAATGATTCATATGAAGACAGTATTTCAAGTGTTAAGAAAAAAATTAGAAAGTATATGAAATCTATTAAATTTGTTAAACCACGTTCTAGGGTAAATGTTTATGAGTCTGACAAATCAAGATCTGTTAGTGAAGAATCAGTAGATTTTAATTATAAAATTGACCGAGTAAATTCAGTACTTGAAATTGCTCAGAAAATAAGAGATATTTTTCCCAGTAATAGTTAAATTTTTTCTTAAAATTATTTTATGGCTTTTTCCAATTTATTAAGACAATTTAAAAATTTTTCCAGTAATTCTTTTTGATTTAAATTACTATTTTCGAAAGCAATAAATAATTTAATCATATTGTCGACTTGAATTAAAGTAAATGGATTATTAATCCAATTATAATCAAATGTATTATCATCTAATTTTATGTCTGAAAAACATTTTATATAATTATCCCCTTTCAACATTACTTGAACATTATAATCTTTATCATTATAAATTGTTTTTTCTATCCATTTATTAGATTCTAAATCCTTTACTTTTTCTATTTTAACATAAGAATCAAATAAAGTTTCTCTAATACTTTGTTTTGATAAATTTTCTAAATATTTATTTGGATCAATAGTATTATCTAATTTTTTACAACATTTGTATAAATTCAAATCATCATAATCTTCACACAAAACAATTTTAAAATCCATTATGTCTTCTGTTTCTTCAAATAAATTATTATTACTCATAATATTTTGAATTAGTGAAATATTAGTTTCAACATCCATTAAGAAATATATTAATATTCTCTTTAAATTGTAATTATTTAAAAAATGGTTTTTAATTATTAAAAATGATTACTTACTATAATAAAAAATCTCAAAAACAAATTAATGAAGAAGCAATTAATTTTGCAATAAAAAAAGAATATCAAAATAAAAATAATTTAATTTTAATTTTAGGATCATCTAATAATGATGAAAGATTCGCTGAAATGGAAGGATTTACAATTAATTGGAGTCTTGGAAATGGTAATGAGGGAGAAAAAGATTCTTTACCTCTATCGCATGATCCTAAAATGATTCAATTACTTTTTAATTTAGAAGGAATTTTACCTATTTCTTTAAATTTATTCAAATTTAATAAAATTTATTTTGATTACAATGTTTCAGAATTAATAATCAAAAATAAAAATTTTTTTCATAAATTCTATTCTCTTTTAGGTGAAAATGGAAAATTTTATATTCCTTACAACACAAGATTAATTAGATATTCGAATTCATTACAATTTAAAATTCCATCCTTTTTAGAAAATAATTTGTCTTTTAGTAATGATACATATTCCATATTAACAGAAAATCTTAATTTAGAAAAATTAAATTTTGGTGATATATTTATAATTATTTTTAAGATTAATGATAATGTTAAAATATTTAAAAGTAATATGAATAATGAAGAATTAAAAATATTTAATGAAAATATTTTAAAATCATATTTTGATGATTCAATTAGTATAGAAACAATTAATACCAGTGATTTAGAATATCCAATAAAACCTAGAATTGAAGGAAGAAGAGAATCTTTTAGTACATATTTTATTATTTCAAAAGGAAATTATAACAAAAATTGAATTATAGAATACTTTTCTAAATATGCTATATTTTAATGCCATCTAAGAAAAATAGATCGAAAAGTAATAATACTAAACCTATGACTGATGAAGAACGACAAAAAATTATGGCTAGGTTTAATGTAACAAATGGTTTTGTACAATCTTCGGTAGTTAAAGAAGATCCAATTATTGAAGAAAAGATCTTTGATGTAAATGTTCTTGAAAATCTAAAATCTCCAGTAGTGAGTTTCATGGGACACGTCGATGCAGGTAAAACTTCACTCATGGATTGTATTAGAGGAACTTCTATTCAATCAGGTGAAGCTGGAGGTATTACACAATCAATTGGATCTTCTTTTGTACCAATTGAACATATTAGAGAAGTAACTAAAAATATAAAAGGAAAGTTTTCAGTTGAACATAATATACCTGGTATTCTTATTGTTGATACTCCTGGTCATAGTGCTTTCTCATCAATGAGAGATAGAGGATCAAGTTTATGTGATATAGCTATTTTAGTTGTTGATCTCAATAAAGGTATACAACCACAAACAGAAGAATCAATTAAAATGCTAAGAGATAAAAAAGTACCCTTTATAATTGCAGGATCAAAACTAGATATGATTTATGATTGGCAACCTAGTGATGAGGTTAATCTAAGAAAATCATTAAAAAAACAATCAGAAAGTGCAACTAATACTTTGATGGGTGCAATTGAAGATATTAAATTTGATTTTTCAAAACTTGATATTGAAGCTGAATTTTATTTTCAAAATAAAACTCCTAATAAAACATACTCTATTGTTCCTATTTCAACTAAAACAAATGAAGGGTTGTCCGATTTACTATCTTTAATTGTTTATATTTCTCAAAACTGGATGAGTAAAAAAATAGTTTATAAAGACACTCTTGATGCGACAGTTATGGAATCAGTTTTAGATCCAAAGTTAGGTTGGGTAATAGATGTAATTTTATCAAATGGTACCGTTAAGGTAGGAGACAAATTAGCAGTAACAACCAATAATGGATCAAATCTGTCAACAGTAAGAAATATTTTTATTCCACCACAACTAACGCAAGATAGAACAAAAGTTAATTGGAGAACAGAAACACAAGTTAAAGCTAGTATGGGAATAAGAATAATTGGTTCTAATTTAGAAGGATGTATGGCAGGATCAAGTATATTCCAAGTTTCAGAATCTCTTGATGAAAATTCTGCTTTAGAAAAGGCTACTAATGAATTCGAAAAGTTTTGGAAATCATTTGATTGGGATTCACGTGGTATATGTTTAGTTGCTCCTACTATTGGAGAACTTGATGCAGCATATAATATTATGAAAGAAGAATCTATTCCAATTTCCAGGGGTGAAATTTCTAATTTTAATAAGAAAGTAGCTGATAGGTATTCATGTACTCTTGAAGAAGAAAAGAACAAGGAGAATAAAGTGATAATGTACTTTCACTCTAATAAATTATCTGGAAAACAAGAAGATGATTATGTTAAAATTTGTAGTGATTTGGGAATTCATTTTATTCATAATACTGTTGTTTATCATTTAGTTGATGAATATAAAAAGGCTAAAGAAAAATTTCTTGAAGAACGTAAAAAGGAGTTATCTGCAAGTGGAGAAGCAATTTTCCCTTGTGAATTACAAATTTTAAAAGACCATATTTATATGAAAGGTGGAAATGATGATTTGTTATTTGGAGTGAAGGTAAAAGCTGGTCGGCTTATTAAAGGAACTCCATTGGTATCGGATAAGAAAATTTCACTTGGAAGAGTTGTATCTATTCAAAAGAATCATAGTGAGAAGGATGAGGCAAAGTTACGAGATGAAGTATGTATTAGAGTAAAAAATGAATCTAATGTAAGTTTTGGAAGACAACTGGATAGTAAGGATATGATTATTTCAGAAATAACAAGAAATTCTATTGATGAATTAAAAGCTAATTTCAGAGATGATATGGCTAAATCAGATTGGATGTTGATTGTTGATCATATGAAAAAATTGGGTATTGGTAAAACATAAAAAAATTGATTTTTTTATTATAACATTATATTTATATTTACTATGGAATGTTCAAATTGTAAAGAAGATATTGTAATTCCTGATAGTACCAATATTACTATTTGTAGTAAAAATATCGCTGTCAAACAAGGTGACAGCTATGTTTGTAATGCTTGTCATGAAGCGAGTATGCTATTTTGTGAAATTTCAGAACCTAAAAAACAAAAGATAGAGGTAAAAAAAATTAATAAAAATAAAATTGAATCAAAAAGTATGTATATTTGTATTAAATGTAAAGAATCATATGAAGGTAAAATATGTGATAAATGTAAAACACCAAATCCAATGTTTAACAGAAAGTTAAAAAAAAGCAAAAAAAAGAAAAGATAAAATATACAAAACACATAACTTTGTTATATAAAATATTTTAATAAAAAAATATCAGTTTAATATAATGACTAAAAAAATAGAAAAACATTTAAATAAAAATGTAGTTGAGAACTTTGAACTTCCAAGAAATAAAAAAGGATTTTTAGAGAGATACATATTAGTTTACTTTCCATTTTTTATTAGAATTCCAATTGAAACTTTTTTATGGCTTTTAGGAAAAGGATTTACAAATCCAGTTTATTTCTTAGTATTGTTTGCATTATTTGCTTTTATTAAAAAAGTAGTTAGAAGTAACACATATGAATGGTCATACTATACATAAAATTTTTATTTTAAAAATCTAATATAATATAATATGAAAATAGAAATAATTACTTTACTATTTAAAAAAAGAAAAACAGTTGAAGATTATATTAAATTAGCTGTATTTGCATTTTTTCTTGCAATGGCCTTTTCATACATTGGACATATTAAACCTATAGAAAATGCAGAATAGTTTTAGTTTAATTTTTTTTGTAATTTAAAGTAATAAATGTCTGACGACAACTTAAAAACAACATCAGATTCAATTGAGAGTTCTATTGGTAAACTTTCAACTGTAATTGATAGTATGGATAATCATTCTTATGATATAAAAAAAACTAATTTTGAAATTTCAAAAGCTATAGAAAAATTAAATGATGATATGTTTGATTTTGAAAAAAATGATATGAAAGAAAGTTTTGCCGATATAGCTTCATCAAGTAAATTTTTTACTATAACTTTAATATTAATTATGACTGCTCTTACAATTTACTATTTTATATTTTACAAAAAAGAAAAATAAATAAGTAATTTTACATAAATAAAAACAAAGTTTTTATTTGTGTGATATATGAAAAAATATATAAACAAAATTGTCTATATATTTTTTATCTCAAATATTTAAATGTATGAAAAAAAAAATCAACAATTAATAGAAGCATTCTCTACATCAAAAATGAATACTTTAATGAAAAGAGCTGAATTATCTTTTAGATTAGTTAATAAAAGAGTTGATTATATTATTAAAATTTTAAATGCTATTTCTAAAAGATTAGAAAATAGACCAGTAATTTTTGGAGGTAAAGGTAAAGTGATTGATAGAAGAAATTATATGTTATTTAGATTAGCTTTAGGTCAAATTTTATTTTTAAGAAGAATTATTGTACCTGCTTGTATTAAAGCTATTTACTATTCTAAACAAATTAAAAAATTTGGACCATTAATTATTAGAAAAGAATTAAAAAATGGTAATAGAAAAGCATCAAGAAATTTTGTACTGGCCGCTAAATTAAGATATAATACCGTTAAAAAAGCATTAAGAGATAAAAAATTTGCAAATATTAGAGTAAAGAAGATTCCAAGAAAAAAACCAAAAAAAGAAAAGAAAGAAAGAATTAAAAAAGAAAAGTTTACTTTGAATCATCATCAAATGAGAAGATCTCAGGAATTATTAACATCTAAAAAATTGCCTAAAGTAAAATACGATTATGAACCATTAAAAATCATGGGTTTATTTGCTGTAATGTATGTTATATTTAATTATGTTTATTTTAAATTATAATAATTTTAATTATAAAATTATCTATATAATATTAATATTATGATTCAAAAAGATATTATTGAAGAAATTGATACTAAAAAATTACAACCTGTTGTTTCTTTAAACAATACTATTGATTTTATAACAAAAAGATTACCCCAATTAACATTAAAATATGATAGAGGACAAGTATATAATGAATTTTTTAGAAGAGTAATGCTAAAAAGAATTAGTGGTGTAAAAGGAGATTTAGAAAGTATTAAAACTTGGGCTAAAGACACTGTTGGTAAAGAAATTGATGAAATAAAAACTATTAAATCAAACTTAAAAAAGAATAAAAAAGCTATAAATGAAAAATCTAAAGAAGTTTATTCAAAAGCTAAAGAAGAATGTGAAACAATTAAAAAAGGAACTGCTTTAAAAATTAAATACATGTATAAAAAAGCCAGAGAAGGTGATATAGAAATACCTGTGGATGATGCTGCTACCATAAAAACAGCAGAAAGACTAATAGATACATTTGATATTAAAAAGGCAAGAAATGCTAAAAAAGATGCATTTAAAATAGCAAAAAAAATTATATTACAAAAAAATGAACCAAAAGGTACTAAAGTAAATATAGATACAAATGCAGACATAGGAGCAGACACTAGTCCATATTTTGGTGCAACATTAGGTACAAGATTAGAAAAATTTGAAAACACAAATAAAAAAAATTATAAATATTTACTATTAATTTTAATTCCAATAATTATATATATTGTAATAAATGTCAATTAAATTTGTATAATTACCTATCAAAAACAAAAGATAATTATAAATTATTAGTAAAATATAATAAATTATAATTGAAAATATTATATCAGATGGATAATGCATACCCCTATTAATCTTTGCAAAAGATGTTATTAATACTATTAATGTTAAAATTATATTATTAAAACATACACTAAAACCCATTGTTCTTAACATAAAACCATAAAATATCAAACTTGTTTGAATTGAATTTGAAGGAAAAGAATAGGTATTTTTCTTTTTTTCTCTTGCTTTTTCCAATACTTTAATAGATTTATGAGTTACATAAGGTCTTCTTCTTTTGAATAATAGTTTAATTTGTATATTTATTAATCTTGACAGAAAAGCAAATATATAAAATTTAGGAACTTGAAATAATATATCTAAATGACTAAAAATTTTATTACAAAAAAGCATATAAATCATATAAGCAATTAAGATATAAACTTTATATTTTCTACTTGTAATAAATTTAGCAGTATGATCTAAAATACCAATAAATGGATGATTATATCCATCTGTAAAAAATAAATTTTGTATTTTATTTATAAAACCAACCTCCAAACTGTTTAACATAATAAATATAATTGATATACAATTAATAAAATTATCAATATTTTATAAAAAATGAAATTCACTTAAAATAAATATATATATTATATATATAGATGAATAATAACTTTAAAACTAAAAGATTAACTAAAGATACTAATAAAAGTCAGAATTCATACCAAAATAATTTATCTCCTAATGAAATTAAAGAAAAACTAGAAGAATATAAAAGAGTTGAAGATATTAAAACCATATCATTAAATACTCATTTAAGATATTTTTCTGTAAATCCAAAAACTGGAGAAAAACAATTTAGACTGGGTGGATTTTTAACAAAAATAGATGCTACAAAAGGTTATGTAGTTTTATCAAATGGTCAATTATCATGGTCGGTTCAATTAGCAAATACAATATTTTTTAAAAAGATGACTTTTCAAGAACTAAAAAAAGAATTAGTAGAAGATATTGGAAAAGTATATATGGATGAAATAAATAAATTAAAAGAAGAAAATAAAAAGTTAAAAGAAGCTCTAAAACAAGTTAAAAAAGAATTTCAAAAAAAATCTAGTAAATCTTCTAAGAAAACCTCTAAGAAATCTAGTAAATAAATATTTATTTAAAATCCTTTAAAAAAATTTTAAAAAAATATTACTATAAAAAATTTATTTCTAATATGATTATATATAATGCCATCTAGAAAAAATAGCGTTAAAGGAAATAGAAAAGTAAGTCAATCTAAAGACAATAAACCAAAAAGAAGTTCTAAGAAAAATTCTAAAACTTCTTCTAAAAAATCCTCTAAAAATCAAAAAAAAGCATATAAAAATGTTACTACTGAATCTAGCCAATCTACCGATGAGCTTAGACAATTATTAGAATCTACTGAAGAACAAAGACAACCTGTCCCAACCCAACAATATATGGGTCAACCTATGGGTCAACCTATGGGTCAACCTATGGGTCAACCTATGCAAATGCAACAACAAATGCCAATGGGTCAACCAATGAACATGGGACAACCTCAAGTATTTTCTCCATCTCAAATTGATCCTGCTTTAATTCAAGAAGTCGCTCCTTATCATGGTAACACTAATAACTTTATGGGAATGAATACACAAAACTTAGCAACTCCATCTCAAATGATTGGAAACTTAAGAAACTTTTTAGGTGAACCATCCCAATTACCAATGGGCCAACAATTACCAATGGGTCAACAATTACCAATGGGTCAACAATTACCAATGGGCCAACAATTACCAATGGGCCAACAATTACCAATGGGCCAACAATTACCAATGGGTCAACCAATTGGTAACTCTATGGTTCCAGCAATGGGTGACAATGAATCAATTATTGGCAATCTTAGAAACTTTATTAACTAAAAAATTTGAATTTTAATGTAATTATTCATATTTAAATATATATAATGACATTAGCTACTTTACGATTAACTAGAGAACTACAAAAATTAAAAGAAGAAAGCGTTGAAGGTATTGAAATAAATGAAACAAATGATATTATGGATTGGTATGCTAACATAATGGGTCCACCAGATACTCCATTTGAAGGAGGTGTTTTTAGATTACAATTAAGATTTGGATCTGATTATCCTATTAAACCACCTTCAGTAAGATTTGTTAGTAAAATGTTTCATCCTAATGTATATCGTGATGGTAAAATTTGTGTAGATATTCTTCAAGGACAATGGTCACCTGCACAAAACATAAGAAGCATTTTAATTTCTATTAGATCTTTACTTATGGATCCAAATCCTAATTCACCTGCAAATAGAGATGCAGCTACTCTATTTAGAGATAATTATGAAGAATACGCAAAAAAAGTAAAAAGTACAATTTAAAATTTTATCTTAAATAATCATTTTTTGTAAAAATATTATTTAATATAATTTAAATTCACTATTTGAATTATCTAGTATAATTTAAATTCATTTATGGCTATTTGAATTATCTAGTATAATTTAAATTCATTTATGGCTATTTCAATTATCTAGTATAATTTAAATTCCGGTATATCAATTAAATCAGTAATTACATATGTGTCACTATCCACTTTTACAATGTTTCCATCTAAATCACGTTCAACTTTTCCTACTGGATAATCTTTTTCTATATCATAAACTACACCAGTTACATCATAATACCAATATGATTCTGCTTCTGAATACATATTATCATTAATTTTTTTAACAGCTCTAATTTTTCTAACTTTAATTTTTTGTGAATAAGAATCTCTAGAATTTGATCCATTATCCATCTTTTTATCAAATTCAATCTTTGGTGCAAATGCTGGACCTAATGGTTTTTCAAATAATGATTGTTCGTTGAATCTAAAACATTTATATTTTGTACCCATCATATTATGAGATTTAAATAAATCGCAATCTACTGCAGTTTCTTTTACTGCTTCTGTAAATGAAATTAATAAGTTATTCTTTCTTCTAGCAATATTTTCCATTCTTTCATCTGTAGTTTCTTTACCATTTGATCTAACAACTTTATATCTAAATACATCTACATGTCTCTCATCCATTGGTATATCTTTGTGAGAACAAATTCTAATAGCTCTTCCAATAATTTGTTCAATACGTACTTCATTCCAGTAAGGTTCCATAACATGAACTTGTCTTGTATTCCTCAAGTTAATACCCTCCGTACCTGCTGGTGAAATCATAATTATTTTAATAATTCTTCCTTCTTTATTAATAGATTCATTAAAAACTTTTTTATTTGCTTCTCTTAAATCTTTATCAATTCCACCATGAAATTCAATAAATCTATGACCATCTTTTGATAATTTTTTATCTAATTTATTAACATCGACTTCTTTATCGTCATCAAATGAAATAAATCCAAAAAAGTTAAGATAAATTTTGAAAATTTGTAAACCTTCCATAGCAACATAATTACTATAAACTAATACTGGCCCTTTAGATTTTAAGATATTGAATATAATTTGTATAAATTTTGGAGAACACATATATAAAGTTTCAAATAATTTACTTTTTTTAGTTGCTTCAGAATAAAATTTTGTAAAACTACCTTCATATTTTTTAAAGAAGTTTTCAGTATCATTTTTTAATGTATGTCCACTATCTTTATCTTTTCTATGTAAATCTTTTAAATGTTCAATAAAAATATTTATGTAATTTGTAATTGCTTTAATATAATCTGCAACTTCTTCTTTTGATCTCTTTAATTCAGTTGTTTTTTCTGTGTCTTTTCCTTCATCTATAGCTTCTGCATCTTCATCTCTTATTCTAAAATGTCCTGGTCTTGGTCTATCTTCTCCTGTTATTTTAGTTCCTAATGTAGGGAAAACAAAATTACATGCTTGTCTTGTATATGATGAATAAGTTGACATTTCATCTTGACCTACTTTACCTCTTGCAAATTTACGTCTTATTTTTTCTTTTTCTTCTTCAATTTCTTCAAAATGGGTATAAATATCTTCATGATATTTTTCCATTACAATATTTTTATAGTGTACTGTTTGTTGAGCAAATTTATCTGGAGTAGCACCAATATAATAAGATACTAAACCCATAATTCTTCTTTGAAACATATTTTTAGTTTCTTCATTTAATGATCTAAAATTGGTTGATGAAATGTATAATTGATTAAATAATGCTTCACTTTCTGGAAATGCACCAGGTCTCATAAGATTGAAATATAAAGCGAATTCATAGGGTGTATTAACTGCTGGTGTAGCAGATAACATAACGACTCTTGTATTAAGATTATCCTTTTTTTCTTGTTGAATATAATCATAAATTACTTGTGCTCTTTTACCTTTTTTAGAGGATATATTATTATAAACATTTCTTATAAAATTATGTGCTTCATCAAAAATATAAAGTGTTCCTTTGGTAACATCTACTTTTTTTACTTTATCAAGAAAGTCTCTATCAGCAAAAGGAGAATCATAATGGACAAATTGTATATTTTTCATTCTAAGATCTTTATCAGATTTTTCTAACCAATTATTTAAATCTTTCATCCACGGATCATTTCTTAAAGAAGCTGGAATTAGTAAGAAAACATTCCATTTTGGAGTAAAATTAAAAAGTACATTATAAATATTAATAGCTGATACTGTTTTACCAGAACCTACACCATGAAATACTAAAATATCTTTGAATGGAGATCTATAATTCAAAAATTGACCTAAAAATCTTTGATAAGGAGTTAATTCAGCTTTAAGCTTTTCATTACAGGGATCTTCACCTGCTTTTCTTATAATTTCTGGTAATGTAAACTTTTTAAAATTTTTTAATACCCATGAAGGGAAAATTCTTCCGTTTACTTCTAATTCTATCATATTTTTTGAACTCATATAAACAATGGTAGAAAAAATGTTTTTCAAATTATTTAAATCTTTATTTAAAAATAATTTTATAAAAATAATATAAATATGCCAATTGATATTGTAGGCATACATAATGATTTACATTTTGAGTATTTTGATAAATTTTGTACTATTCTTTTAATATTTAGTGTGCCAGTTATTATTGATGTTATATACTTTACACATTTTATGGATTATTTATTTTTTAATTATAAAACATTAATTATTTTTACAAATTATTTTGTTTTCTATTTTATTTCAACATATTTTGTAAAAATGTTCAATCAAAATAATATTTCTGAAATTGTAAATTATTTTTGTAATATAAATATAAAAATATTTTCTTTTTTGTATCAAATTTCTAGAGATTTAATCTATTTTAACATGATTCATCCTGATAATCTATTTTTTTATTATATAATTACTGGTTTACAATTTATTTGTATTTTTAATGTTTTTGTAAGTTTATATATTTTTAACCATTATTTTGATAAAACTCCTGGAAAATATATTAATAGATTAGATTCTACAATGTGCCCAATATGCTTAAAATCAACAAATAATTGGAAATTGCCATGTGGTCATGATTTTCACAAAGAATGTATTTGTCAATGGTTTAAATCAAAATCTAATTGTCCTTTATGTCGAAAGGAGTTTTATTAATATTTAAATATTTGTCTTGTTAAATATTCATATGGTTTGTACAATTGAGTATATTTGGCTGGGATCTCAAAATGAGTTGAGATCCAAAACCAAAGTTGTCAATCAAGAGTCTATCACTCTTGAAGCATTGCCAAAGTGGAATTATGATGGTTCCTCTACCGGGCAAGCAATTGGTAATGATTCAGAAGTTATTATTGTACCAAGAAAATTATTTAGGGACCCTTTTTCTACATCCAACAGCTATTTGGTCATGTGCGATACATATGAAGCAAAAACCGGTACCCCTCTCCAAGGTAACAACAGACACGAGGCTAATGTTATCTTCCAAAAAGACTTGTCTGCCAAACCATGGTTTGGTCTAGAACAAGAATACTTCCTTATCAACCCTAATACAAATAAACCATTAGGATTCCCACATAATGGTAACCCAAATCCTCAAGGGCAATATTATTGCAGTGTAGGTGCCGAAAATGCTTTCGGTAGAGAAATTGCAAGTAAACATCTAAGTGCTTGTATTAAAGCAGGTATTCAAGTATCTGGTATGAATGCAGAAGTAGCCCCAGGACAATGGGAATTTCAAGTAGGACCTGTTGAAGGTATTGATGCAGGTGATCATTTATGGGTAGCTAGATATCTACTTTTACGTATTGCTGAAGCTCATAATGTACTTGTTGATTTTGAACCAAAACCAGTTTCGGGTGATTGGAACGGTTCTGGTTGTCATTGTAACTTTAGTACAGTTGCTATGAGAGATGGTACTGATTCTATGACTGGATTAGAACATATTGAATTAGCTATTGAAAGATTAAGTAAAAAACATGATGAGCATATGGCAGTTTATGGTACTGGTAATGAATTAAGAATGACCGGTGAGCATGAAACATCTAGATATGACCAATTTAGTAGTGGAAGAGCCAACCGTGGAGCTTCTGTAAGAATTGGTAATGAAACTATTAATGATAAAAAAGGATATTTTGAAGATAGACGTCCAAGTTCTAACTGTGATCCTTACTTAGTTACTAGTATTTTGTTTAATACTAGTCATTTTGAATAAATAACAAAAATTTGTAACCCATTAAAATTATAATATATAATTATATTATATAAATAATCATTCTGATTATTCAAAGTGATAATTATAAGAACTCACTAAGTTCTTATAATTATTGCAAGTATAATGCCAACTGTTGAAGAATTACAACAAAAATTATCCAATGAAACTATGATGAGAGTTTTTGGAGATAATGAAGTAAAAAATACTATAATAAATGAAACTGTAGATAATTATATTTAATACAAAGTATTAAATATAATCATTTGAGTTACACAAGGTGTAACTAATAGAAATGAAGCAGATGATAATATCAAAATTAAAATTGCAAACGAATCTACAGATAGAGCTAGTAAAGATACAGCTATTTTACAAAAACTATCCGATGAAGTTCAATCAAGAGTTAAAGAAATAGAATCATTAAAAAGACGTATTGAAGTTTTAGAACAAATAGTTGATTTTACTGATAAATCAACTGCTGATCAACCAACTGATGATAAACCTGTTGTTGAAACTAACGAAGATAACTTAATGATAAGTCAAGAGATGTTTATCAGACAGCTTAACATGCTTAAGAGATCTGCTAAATTTATTTTGAATAATTTAGGTGAAATTGAGAAAAAAGAAGAAACAATTACAGAAACTAAAAAAAAATTAATAGAATTTTTTAGACACCTTAATAATTTACAACTAACATATGAAAATCTAATAAATAATAAAGATAAATATACTTTAACTGAAGAAACTAAAGAATGTATTTCAGAAATTGAAGATTTAAAAGTAGAATTAGAAAAACTTGGAGTTAAATATGATACAGAAAGTCTATTTAATGATAGGCAGAGGGGTGATATGAAGAATTGTTAAATAATTTTACCTATTTTTTTGATTTTGATTTAATTTCTAGACCGGATGAATCATCGAATCTATAAGATGGTACTTTACCTGGTGTACCGGTAGGTCTATAAGAGAATTTAACACGTCTACCGGCTTTAATATTTTTAAGACCTTTAAGAAGTGAATCTCTAATAGGGTCAACGGGTGTTCCAATACATTTGAAGGTAAATTCTTTGAATGGTGTATCATCTAGTACAGATAAATTTCTGTCTTCAAGATATTTAGTTCTAATATCAATTAACCTAACAATCATTGATAGATAATTAGCTACTTCCTCTTTATTTTTGTTTATAATATGAAAATTATAATCAGAAAGTAAATGTAACATAACAAGAATAAATGTACCAAATTGAGTTTTTTTCTTATCCGATTTTTGGAAAACAGTACATCTTTCATTATGTCCATATAATTTCAAAACAACATTACCTTTGTATAAAAATTCAACACGATTATCATAAAATTGGAAAAAAGGATGATGTAATTTGTATGAAGAATCTTTTTTATACTCACTTTTCATTATTTTGTTAATATTGTCAAAGTCTTTTTTAAAATTTGTTGACAATAATTGAATATAATTAAAATCAATTGCATTTTTATCTGACTCTTTTTTAACTAAATAATTAAATGCATAATGACCGATAACAATTAAATTAGAATCATGGATTATATGTTTTCTGATAAATCTTAAAACATTATCATTTTCTTTGGATCTTTTATAAGATAATTTATTATAAATAGCTTTTGAATCAAAAGGATAATACTTCATAAGAGTAGAAAATCTTGTAAAAGTTTTTTCTAATCTAAAAAATGATGTCATTGGGTCTGCATAAACTCTGTAAGCATCAGTAAGCATAAAATGTGGGTGAGCCATTCTTAAACCTTCTACTTTGATGGTAGGACAAGTTCTAAATACATAACTATCCATATATGAAATATCACTAAAATTTAAAAAGTTTACAAACAATTTATAAGTTTCATTATGAACACCTTCTTTACATTCAACGTGTTTATAACCTTTTTTATGTAACATATCAGTTAATTCCATAGCATGTTTGATAGGTTCAGGACTATATATTTCTAAATCTGCTCTTGAAAGTTCATCGTAAAAAACATCATCTGGATTTTTGGCTTTAATTAATGCATTTTGAGCATAACCTCCATAAATTATCAGATCATTTTTTTTAATATATTCTTTAATTTCACTCATAACTGCTTCATATTCTTTAGTATTTGGTTCTTCATAATTATCCAAATAAATTTTTGCAGCTTCTCTAGAGATTGTAGATAGATTTTTATTTATAACATCTATATCTTCTTGTCTATACATATATATCTAATATAGAAATTTATTATTATCAAATAAATAAAAATAATTTTATAATATTTATATAAAATTATTATATTAATCAGAATCAGATTCTGAATCAGATTCATGTTTTACTACTTCAATAATTTCAATAATATCAGATGAATCCTCATTACTAAATCCTAATTCACTACTATCATTAACAGACTTATCACTATCACTCTCAATACTTTCTAAAAATTTGTTTTCAAAACTGTTATTAGCTTCAAAAATACTTTGCATATTTCCATGAAAATCTTTTTCTTTATACTGTTCACAGAAATTTTCCCATGATAACTTGTTTTCTTGTTCTAATCTATGAAATATTTTATACTTTTCCCTAAATAATTCTGGAATTTCAAAGCTTATGTTTTCCTCTAAATTTGCCTTAAATCTTTGATATAAATCCAAATCTACATTATATTTTTGTTTACTTTCTTCCAATTTTTCTTTTTTTATTTTTAATAAATTAATATTACGTCTATTTTCTGCAATTTGTTTTTTCTTTTCTTGAAGAGCTGATTCACTAATAGTTTCATTTTCTTCATCACTTGAACTCTCAAGAGTATCTTCATCTTCACTACCAAGTTGGATTACTTTTTCATCACTTGTTTTATTTTTATTAAATTTACCTTTAACTTCAGTAGTATCTACACGAACACAGCTATTCTTTTTAAATTCTATAATTTTAAAATTATCAGCCCATCCATGTTCAATAATACCAAGTGCTTCATTTTTTGCTAATAAGAATGTTTCAAAAACACCAACAATATTATTGTTTTGACACAATATAAATCCCATTATTTCTAATCCTAATATTTTTTTAAATAGTATTAAATGTGGATTAATTTGTAAACCATTATTATTTTTTTTTATAAAATATATTAAGTAAATAAATGGATATACAAAAAATTATTTTGTCAAAGGGATGGAATCTTGTATCATTTTATTTATATAATATAAATATCAATGAATTAATTAATAATCTAAAAATATTAGAAATAAAAAGTTTAGATAAATCTTATAATATAATGGTACCTAAAATATTTAACACTTTGGATAAAATAGAATTAGACAAAGGTTATTTTATAAAAGTAAGTGAATCCTTTGAATTAGAAGTATCAGGCGATATTATTAATTATAAAAATTTAAGTAATAATGAATTAAAATTAATTAAAAGTAACATAGATTTAGAGTTAGAAAATAGATCAATTAAAATAGGACTTGCTTTAGCATATACTGGACCTCTTGACTTTATAACAGATAGTTTAGACCAATTAGCAAAATTTGCCATAAATGAAGCAACAGATTCTGGTTTGTTTTTAGGAGGAAAAAGTATTAAAATATTAGAAAGTGATACAAAATGTGAAACTACTTCAGAAGTGATTGATAATACTAATGAATTAGTTAAAAATGGAGTTGTTGCAATAGTAGGTGCTATGTGTAGTTCATCTACTTTGCATATAGCATCTAATGTAACAATACCAAATAAAATACCACTTATTGCTCCTTCTGGAACATCTACAAAAATAAGTAAATTAGATGATAATAATCTTGTTTTTAGAACAGGTCCTTATGACGGACAAGAAGGTGTGTTCTTAGCCAAATTAACCAGAGAAAATAATATTAAAAAAGTTGCAATTATTTATTTTGTTGATTATGAATATGAAGCAAATGAATATGAGAAATATGCTACAAGTATAGGTATTGAAGTAGCTGTAAAAAAAATGGTCGAGCAATTTAAATTAGATTATTATGATGATATATCACAATTAAAAAACTATTCAAATACAATAATCATTTTTGGATCAGGAAATATTGGGGGTAAAGAACTTGTAGAAGGTTTAACAGAACAAAAGATATTTGATACATATATCTTAAATATTGATATGAATCATCAAGAATTATATACAAATAAAGAATTAAATGGATCATTTATTAGTTCATTTTATACAGATAAAAGTTATTTAGATTTAGTTGAAAAATATAATATTGATAATCTTCCTTTTAGTGCACAATCGTATGATGCAGCAGCTTTAATTGTTCTTGCAATTCATGCAGTTGGAATAGAAAATGATAATAATGTTAAAAATACTGATGGTTTAAAAATTGCCAGTAAAATACAAGAAATTTCAAATGGTCCAGGTACTGAAATTTATGCAGGTGAAATAACAAAAGGTCTTAGATTATTAAGTGCAGGCGAAAAAATTAATTATTTAGGTGCTACTAATGTAAATTTTGATAATAATGGAGATAATACCGATAATTTTGTTTATAAAGAAATTAAAATTGAATCTAATGAAACTAATCAAAATAATGAATCTAATGAAGAACAAAATAATGGATCTAATGAAGAACAAAATAATGGATCTAATGAAACTAATCAAAATAATGAAGAAGAAATAAATTTATCAGACGGGTTTGATTTAAAAATAGAAAAAGTTAAAGCAACTATGACAAATGATGAAATTATTTTGAAAATAGAGTTTAAAAATATAGGTAATGAAAAACTTGTAACTAATGATGGGACTTATACTTTAAATTTTGTTTTATTTGATTCTGATTCTCAAAATTTTTTAGATTATTTTAATGTTTATAATTTTAATGAAATAGATTCTAATCAAACACAAAATTATGAGTTTAAATTAAAAAAATCAAATTTAAATTTTAAAGATTATAATTTTACTGATACTTATTTGATTTTAATAAGTAATGAAGATTCTAATTTTATGACAAATGAAAGAAATTATAATAATAATGTGTTTGAATTTAAATTTATTCAAGAATAAGATTGATAAAAAAATAAAAATTATAAGAAGGTTTATCTTAAAAAATAAGTGATTTAATTAAATTCAATTATATTAACTAATTGAATTTAAGAAAAAATTTAATTAAATGTACATTGAATTATGACTCAATTTTCTTTTTTTATTTTTATTGAAAGATAAAAATATTTTTAATCCATTGTTCATATCTTCTTTTGTTATAATAGTTTTATGACTATCATTAAGAGTAAATACTCTTCTACTATGACATCTTTTTATATGAGATAGTAAATTTTCAATATCTCTTCCATAATTTTGAAACTTTTTATAGTTCTTTTCGAAAAATTTATCTTCAATTGAAACATCAAGACTCCATTTTGATTGGTATACTTTTGACTTAAATATTTCAAATAATTCTTTGGCATTATATCCTTCTATGTTAAAACGAATTGGAAATCTACTATCTAACCCTTGATTATATGCAAAAAAACAGTTTTCAACTTCATCTTTATAACCAGCTACTATACAGATTAAATCATCCTTCATTTCTGTTAAATGTTCATTTAAAGTATCAATAGCTTCCTTTGAAAATGAATCTCTTAATTCTTTATTTCCTAAACTATAAACTTCATCAATAAACATAACTCCACCTTTACATGTTTTAATAAGATCTCTAGTTTTAATAGCAGTTTGTCCAAGGTATTTAGCTACCATATCAGACCTTGTGACTTTTTTAAATTTGTTCGTGGACAAAATTCCCATTTCACAATATAATTGACCAAGAGCTTTAGCAAATTCTGTTTTTCCAACACCTGGAGGTCCAGTTATAACAGTATGCATCAAATCATTGGTAATATGTAATTTATCCTTTTGAAGGAAAAATAATATATGATCTACAAGATGATTTTTTATATTTTCTAATCCAATAAAATTATTAATCCTTTCCATAGATGGAATCATTTGATTAAGTTTTCTTAAATTAAATTCATATCTTTTTGTATTATTATATTTTTTGGCAAGATTAATAAGATCAGTTAAATTAGAAACATCCATATTAACTTTTTCAAGTTCAAATGTAGAATCATCAAAAACTTCCTCTTTTTTATCTTCTATTGTTTTAATTCCAAAATAATTACCATAAATATCATCATCTTCAGAATCATCTAAAAAATTTATAGGTGATAATGAAATATTTTTCCTTTTTCTAGGATTTTTATCATCACCAGGAGATTTATCATCGCCCATTAAATAATTCTAGATATTTATTTTAGCCAATAAGACATCAATGCAATCATATCATTTTTATTGTTCCTAAATATATTTTCTTTATTGAAACCTTTTTTCTTAAAAATATGAAATGATGTTTCATTTTCACAATGTGAATAACAGTAATCAAAATTCATAAGCTTACATACATATAGTGTTATTTCTAATAATTTTTGACCATATCCTTTACCTCGATAATTTTTATCTACAGACATATTATAGATGTAAATTCCTCTATTTGCTCTAAATAAATAATTTGCATTAATTGCTTCTTGTCCCATTCCTTTTGATTTCAAATAATTTGCAAGATTATTATTTGAAATTAAACAAATTGATGCAACACATTTTTTATGAATAGTTAAACTAATAATTATTGTTCTTTCAGAAACTAAATTTAATTCTTTTTTTGTTACATTAAAAGATTCTCTTATTTTTTCAGCAATATTAAGATAATAAGGTGTGTTGTTATAATAAGAAATATTTATCATTTAATATACTAAATTATATTAAAATAAAGTTAAAACGAATAAAAATATTGTAATTATAAAGCATTTAAATATACAATTAAGATATTATTTATATGAAATTAAAAATTATTTCTTGGAATGTGAATGGTATTAGGTCAATCATGAAAAAAAATAATTTATATGAATTAATTGAAAAAGAAAAACCTAATATTATTTGCTTTGGTGAAACTAAAATTAGTTGTCCATTTATAGATACTGAGGAAGAATTAAAGAAAAAAATCAAAGGCTATAGATATAGATATTGGAGCCCATGTTTAGTAAAAAATGGTTACAGCGGGACAGCAATTTTTTCTAAAAAGAAACCAAAGAATGTTACCTATGGTTTAGGAAATAGTTCAATCGATAATGAAGGAAGGGTAATTACATTAGAATTTGAAAAGTTTTTCTTACTTCATGTTTATACTCCAAATTCGGGCCAAGGATTAAAAAGACTAGATTACAGAGTAAATACTTGGGATGTTGAATTTAGAAAATTTGTAAAAAATCTAAATAAAACAAAACCAGTTATAGTAACTGGAGATTTAAATGTAGCTCATCAAGAAATCGATATTCATAATCCAAAAGGTAATTTAAAAAATTCTGGATTTACTAAAGAAGAAAGAGAAAGTTTTGATAAACTACTACAAGATACAAAAATGTTTGATACATATAGAGAGCTCAATCCCGAAGGTGAAGATTATAGTTTTTGGACCTATCTATTTAATTCAAGGAAAAAGAACAAAGGATGGAGAATTGACTATTTTCTAGTTCCAGAAAAAAATAAAAAATGGGTAAAAAAATCAGAAATTTTAACAGATGTAATGGGTAGTGATCATGCTCCTGTCAAATTAGAATTATCTATTTGATTAGAAATAAGTATGTAAATTTCTTTAATATTATTTATTTTTGTATCTATTTTTAAATTTAAGTAATAATTATAATTATTTTCTATATTTTCAAAAAATTTATTTTTAATATTACTTAATAATGATTCTCTGAATAATTTAGATAATTTGTTATTAATCATTTCTTCAAATAATTTTTTACCAGCTTTACTATTTTTTATTTTAAATTTGTAAATTAAACTCTTAATCAAAATATTTGTATCGATGTAAGATAATGATAAATTTATTTCATTTTCTTTTTGAAACCAGCCTCTTATTAGATCTGTATTATTATCTAAATAGTCTCTTCCAATATCTTTAAAATAAAAATCAGACTTATATGATAAATTATACTTATTTATAAAATGTTCCCCTTTTTGACAAATTTTTTCTGGATCGATACTTGTATCTTTATTTTTTTGTAATGAATCATAAAAAACCAGATACCATACAAAAGGTTTTAGTAATATAGGTTGAAAAGAAATAGAATTTTGACAATAGTTTTTATCATTTCGATTTAATCTATAAACATCATATGATTTATCAATAAGTTTATTAAAATTAATATCATTTTCTATAAACCAATCATCTTCTAAATTAATTATATATTTTACCGATTTAGAAATATTTTTAAAAGTATTTTCTACAACTGTTCTTACAGCTTTGTTAAAGTTTCCTTTTAATTCATGTGAAAATTTAAAATCAATTAGATGATCGATAAAGATATCTTTAATATTATTTATAGTATTATTAATAATTTCAAGTTTATTATCATTTTGATTAAATTTAACATAATCAATATTAATAATCCATAATATAGGAATATCTTTTGGAATATATTTTGCATAATTAGAAAAAGATATTTTATGTAAATCTGGTCTAGTAATAGCAGTTGTAGAAAAAATTAATTCATAGTTATTAGTACAATTAATTTTCTTTTCAAAATATTTTATTGCTAACTTTTTACTATATTTTCCAATATTATTTTTACATATAATTTTATTCATTAAATTTATAAAGATTTTTTATACTACAAACTAATTATTACTTAAAAAGTTAATTTATTTATCTAACTAATGAGTACAAATATAAGTGTTTCTAATAAGAATTCAGATTACTGTCAAAAAATTCTTTTAAAATTTAAAAAGATTGGGATTGATTGTAGGTTACAAAATACTACTTCTTTAATTATTATTAATAAATAATAATTAGGGAAACAAAAAGAAAATGGATGTATAATTACATTAGGACCACCATATAATAATAAAAATAAAATTGAATATTTATGGAATAATATTAAAGAAGACTATGAATGTGCCCATTTGTCAATTGATGGAGTGTACAATGGATGTATTAAAAATTACTTATACGCTGATTTTTGCAAATAAGAATACTAATATTTTATATTGAAGTTAATGTAAACTAAAATTATATTTGTAATTTTTTTATTTAAAAAATCTGACCTATTTATATGGATCAATATTTTTGTGGACGTAAGCGAAAATATGATATACTTTTAGAAACAGGTAGTAATGAAAAAGAAAGTACAAGTAAAAAATCAAAATCTGATCCTTTTGCTTCTCTAACTGATACTAACGCAGTAGAATCATATAGAAATCACATTTATTTTTATTGTGGTGTTTCTAAAAAGACATGTTTAAAATTAAATATAGAGCTTAAAAAAACAGCTCAAAGTATAATCGATAATGGTAAAAACTTATTAAATAAAGATAAGTATATTTACCTTCATATTAATTCTTTTGGTGGAAGTGTATTTGCAGCATTATCAACTATTGATACTATTATGAATTTACCAGTTCCAGTAGTATCTATAATTGAGGGAGCAGCAGCATCTGCAGCTACCATGATTTCTGTTGTTTGCAATTACAGAATTATTTACCCAAATAGTTATATGTTAATCCATCAATTATCTTCTTCATGTTGGGGTCAAATGGATGATTTAGAAGAAGAAATGGGTAATCTTAGAGAGCTGATGGATAAGATCAAAAGTTTATATAAAAAAAATACAAAAATTAATGAAAAAGATTTGGATGAAATTCTAAAACATGACATTTGGTGGGGAGCTGAAAAATGTTTAGAGTCAGGACTAGTAGATAAAATTCATAAATCTAAACCAGTTTATGAAATAGATGAGGATAAAATTGATCTCTAAATAATTATATTATTTTTATTTCTAATTTAATATAATTATGAGTAATAATGAAGTATTTGAAACAATATTTAAGAAAGTTTCAATTCAAATAATCGATAATAATTTTATTGATATGAATGTTGTAAAGGAAAAAGATGGTAAATATAGATATTCTAATAATATAGAATTAAAAGATTTAGTTGATATTTTAAATAAAAATGTTGATATTATAACAAATGCACTCGTTTCTAATTTATTAATAGATGATAAACAATCTGTTAGAAAAATTTTAATAAACCATTTTGAATCTAAAGAATTTATTAAAAGTATGTTAAAAATTACGTATTCTTTTAAAACTATAAGAAAGTTCGAATATGATGATTTGAAAAAAATATACTATGAACATCTTCTTCAAAATATGATGAGTTATTCTTTAATCGAAAAAATATTAGCTTTAACCCCTGAACTTAATTTTAAAAATTGGATTATTAGAAGAAAAAAAACTATTATTTTTGGATATGTAATATGTTTAGTTATAATGATACTTACATTTTATGTTTTCTTAATTGATTAACTATTTAAGGCATTAATTATATAATATTCTAATATTAATGAACATTATATCTGAAGAAATAAATAAAATGAATGACACTAAACAAAAATTAAGTAAATTATTAAATGAAGACTTTAACTTAAAAGAAGAAACAATGAAAATATCTTTATTAAATGTAGATTCTTCTTATAGAAATAGTGAACCTAAAAATATTATAGATTCTAATACTAATATTTTACCAAATGATCCAATACAAACATTTCAAGGCAGTTCTATAATAAAAATTAATTATCCAAATCATAGTCTTGAAGAAGGTGATAATATAGTTATAAATAATGTATCTAGTATAAAAAAAACATTATCAAATTCTTTTTTTTTATATAACAAATTAAATTTTCTAATGATTAGAGTTGATCACAAGATTCCTCAAAATTATAAAGATTTTATTGAAGAATTAACAATTAATATTAATCTTTTATCAAAATTAGATAGTAATTTAGATGAATCATCAAGATTTTATGGTAATATCCCAATAAATATGTTACTAGGAATAAAAAAAATATTAACTTTAACAGATTTATTAGAAATATATTCAAATGCAAATATTAATTTATTAAATACATTATATCAAAGTGTTTATGATAGATTTAATGATATTAATTCACCTGTTGATATTTATAATAATTTTATTTTTATTGAACTTGATTTTACTTATGCTAGTAATTCAAGTGAATTATATCAAATTGAACATTTATATGAAATCTATTTTTTACAATTAAATGGTATTGATGTAAATAAAATTAATTCTGACTATCCTATTGACCATGAAAGACAACAAGGATTTTTAGAAATAACAGAAACAGATGAAAATAATATTTGGGTATCAGTAAATGCGACAGCATATTCAAATGGTACTTCAGGTGGTTCTAATATATCAATATTCAAAATATTGAATACTATTTCAGGATATCCGAATGCAGGAGAATTTACTATTAATCTAAGAAAAAACTTTACAAATGTTGTTAGGATTGAAATGATAAGTTCAGAATTTCCATTTACAGAATTTATTGTTAAAGAAGGTATAAATAATAAATTATATTGGCAACAACTTGATGATGGAGATCATATTTATTCAATAGCTATTCCATCGGGTAACTACAGTGCTAATAATTTAATTGAAACAATTTCTAATCAAATGAATAATGTAGAAAGAATATCTTCTACACCTCAAAATCGTATTTTAAATAAATTTGAAATATCTTTGAATACATTTACATCAAAATTAGATTTTACAGCTTTTTCTGAAACATTGCTTCCTAACTCAATAGTATCTAAAAAAGTTATTTTATCTAATCAAGAATATTATCAGCTAGATATATTACATCCTAATAATTTTGTTGAAGTAGGTGATTTTATTACTATTTCTAATTCAGAATCAATTGGTGAAATCCCCAAATCTGCTATAAATACTACTCACAAAGTTTATCAAACAAATGAAATAGATTCAACTTATTCTATTATTTTGATACCATTTAATAAAACAAGTAGTAGTGGTGATAGGGGTGGATCTAGTATAAAGGTAAAAACTGTTGCCAGAGTAAGATTTTTATTTGATAAAAAGGACACTTTGGGTGAAATTTTAGGATTTAAAAATGCGGGAAGTCTAAATTCAATTACTCCATTTAATTCTGTAATCAGTAATTTTGATAATTATATCTATAATAATCTTCTTAATAGTGTTGGTAATATAGATAATAGAACTAATCTGGTACAATTAAATGGAAAAAATAATTATTGGTTACTTTATCTAAATAATTTTGAATCTGTAATTTTAAATAATGGATTAGAGAGTAGTTTTGCAAAAATATTATTAACTGGACAACAAGGTGATGTAATTTATAATAGTTTTGTAAATAATCCAGTAGAATTTGATAAACCCATACCTACAATTAGTGATATTAATGTAAAAGTAACAGATTCTAAAGGAAATATTGTTGATTTTGAAAATACAAATTTTAGTTTTACTATTAGAATTTATGAACTAGTAACAAAACCAAAAGGTACTGGTAAATTAGCTAATAATACTAGCTTTATAAAAGAATTAGTACAACAAATTAGAAAAAATGAAATTTATATGGATGTTTAAGATTATAATTCATATAATCCTTTAATAGATTTTAATATTCTTGACTGATTTAAACTAAATTTAAGATAATTTTCCATAACAACATGCCATCTATTTATAGTATTTGATGTAATTGAATCAAAATAGTTAACTATAACATTCAAGTTTTTCATTAATTTTGAATCATCTTCTATCAAAAATTGAGAAGCTGATAATAAATTTATATAATTAATATATATTTCTTTAGGTGATACCATACTATGATTCACCTCATCATTTCTTTTTGGGAATACACTAGTTGAATTTATTACTAAATCTTCTGCAACTTGTTCATATAATATTTTTCTCATATCTACATTATCTTTTCTCATTATTGAAACAAATGCACTATCAATCATACTATAAATCATATCTACATTACTATCTCCCATTTTATTTATGAAATATTCAAATAGACATTTTCTAACTGATACTTCAAAACCAAAACATATTACATTCTGTGTCATATGTATTAAAACATTTTTCATAAAATCCAATGGTTTATTTATTTCTGTATATTTTGGAGTTTTAAAGTAAATATCTCCCATTTTTTCTAAATAATCAAATATTGGTAATATTTTTAACAATTTATCTTCACCATTTAATCCTCCAATGTTAATTGATCCTTTAGCTAATTCTACTAAATCTTTTGTTTTATCAAGAATAAACATATTAATATCTTTTTTATCAGTAATGCCTGATTCTAAAAAGGTTTTCCATAATTCCATGTATGCACCTCTGTTATAATTATTTCTTTTTATTAAATCATCATAAAAACCCAATATATTATAACTTGTAGGATTTGTTTTTGCATAAGTATTAGTAGATTTCCCAATAGTTTCTATTTTATTTTTTAAGTTTTCTTTTTCAGTTTTAATATCATTTAGTCTATTTCTTTCTTCATCTAAAGTGTTATCTATCATTGTATAAGTTCCTAATTTACCTTTTTTTGTATCAACTACATTAATCTCTTTAGTCAATTTATCAATTTCTTTACCTAATTTTTCAGCATATTCTTCAATAGCAATTCTATAATCGGAACTATATATAGTTTTTTCTCCAATTAAATCATTAATTTTAAATACATTGTTGCTTAAATCAGAAATATCATAATCATTAATTAAATTTTTTATCATATCGGTATTATTATCTCCATACGAAGTTGAAAATAAACTTCTGAATAAAAATTGATTCATTAAATAACCTACAACTGAATATGATAATTCTAGATTTCTTAAAATATTATTTCCAAATTTTTCATTGTTTCTCACGATTAATTCTATTTCATTATATTGAGCAAATGTGAACTTTTCTAATATATCTCTATTTTTTTTGTAATTAAAAGTTAATTTATTAGAATGATTGTATAACTCTTCTAGTATATAGATGTGGGGTAAATCTTTATTATCATTTATATCAATAAATTGTTGTAAATTATAAGATAATTTTTCATCTGAAATCTTTTTAAATATTGGATAATAATAATTTAATAAAACATTTTTAATTGCTGTTCTATTCATTTCATTTTTAATATATGGATTTGCCCCATAATTTAATAAATCAACAATAATCTCTTCATTTAACTCCATTTTACTGTAATTTCTTTCCAAACTATTTGTTGTGTAATCATTTGAATATATTATAAAATCATCACATTCTTTTAATTTTTCATTAATCCTATAAATATTTAATCCGGATCCTCTCTTTTGATAGTTGTCACTACTTAAATCAGAATAATAAGCAGGAATATTATCTAAACTTACCTCAAAGTTAGTATCTTCAAATAAATATGGCATCTCATAATCTCCACCATTTATATCTGTAATTCCATTTTTCCTATAAAATTTATCAATTAACTTGACAACATTATTTTTCAACTTCCATTCTAAATGTCTTTTAGTAATACCTTCTATTACTTTTGCTCTTTTATATTTAAAGTCTAATTCTTCTATTTTTGGTGTAAATTTGTATAAATTATTTAAATCAGTTATTTTATCTTGTACTAAATTTGAACTATCTACATTTTTAATCATTTCTAATGTATTTAGTTTATAAAAATCATAAAAATAACCTTTCAAAGATGGTGGTAAAGGAGCTCTCTTGCTAATTTTCATATATTTTTTGATTGAATTTGTAGTTACATACTTTTTATCACCAAGTATATCCTCAATTGTCATACTTTTGTTTGAATTTCCTGATTCTTTAGTATCTGTTTTCCAATAATTTCCTGAATAATCACTTGCATCATTTATTGTTCTTCCATATCTATATTCACTTTTAATTTCTAAGGAATCTGATACATCATTTAAATCACTATCAAACAATAAAGAATATTCATTTTCTTGACTAGTTGGTATTTTATAATAAAAGAATGAAGGAATATAAATATTTTCATCTTTATGATTAGAGTAATAGTTTATAAAATAATATGCATTTATTGAATTAATTTCATTAATTATATTATTAAAATATGATTTACTTTCTTTGATAATTTTTTTATTGTCCGTTAATTTATTTAATACAGGTTCTAATTTTTCAAATTGATTAATTAATCCATTTAATACAGGATAGTATAATGGAATTAATTTTGTAAGTTTATTACTACTTATTTTTCTTTTGTATGAATCTATTATTTCTCTAAAATTAATAGGATTATTGAAAGATTTAAAATCATCATATGAATAATTATCTAACCCTAATATTGATTTCATGCTGTTTCCAATTAGGTTAAATAACATATTAAAAGTGCTTTTAAAATTTTCACCTGTAGATGGTCGATACAATTCTCTTGTTTCATTTGAAATTGCAAAATAGTCTTTTTTATTTCCATCTGATTGGTTTATTACATATTCTCTAAGATAAATTAATTTTGCATTTACGTTGACACCAGCGGGTGCAATATTAGCTGTTGTCTCTTTTAAAAATCCTGCATAAGGTAATACTGTACGATATGGTACAGTTGGATTTACAGAAAGATTATTTTTATTATTTGTTACAAAATTATAAGATCTATTATTTGTTCTAATATTAACATTATTACCATATTTCATTTCATAATAAGTATTAACTCTTTCAAAACAACATAAAAATTCATGCCCTAATAAATATGATTCCCTAAATTTTTTCAAGTAATAATTTTTATAACTGTCATTAACAATATTAGAATCGTGTTCATTTCTTGTTTCTAAATTTAAATACAATAGTCTTCTACTTGGAAGAACATTATCAAAAGCTTGATAAACACTGCTTGCATCACCAAACAAGTTAGCATTATTATTTTTATTAGGACAAATGTAATTTTCATAATTGTTTACATCTAAATTTTCATTTAAACATAATGTATGAAGATATTTTTCAACTACATTTTTTATTGTATCGTCTACATTATTAGTTGATAATAGTTCATCAGCAATTTGTCTTAATATGAAAATTGTATCTTCAACATGTACTTTAGATGGTTTTTGATTCATTTTATTATAATGGTTTGAAATACCATATACTAATTTTTCATATCTACTTTCAAATTCTTTATTATCACAAATATTACTCATATCTTTATTAACTATATCATTAATATCATTTGCCACATTCATTGTATTATTTAATAATTGATAACAATATTTAGCAATAGTTTTTACATCATTATCAGAAAAATTATCAATATAATTATCATTAGGAGTACCACTAGCATCTACGGTTTTTACAATATAATTTAATTTATCATTTGTTTCATTGGTTAATAATAAATATATCCATATTGACAAAAACTTAGCTGATTGAACACCATCTAGTAAATTATTACTATCGATATTTGATATATCATTTAAATAAAATGGTCTAAATGCTTGTGAAATTGAAAGATTTAGGTCACCAAATTGATTATTTTTAAAATTATTATAACCAGAAAATGCAAGTATTGATTCAATTGGTGTTTTATTTATTTCAAGTCTATTAAATGAAATATCAGGATTTTTGGAGTTATTAGTAAAAATATTATAAAGTTTGTTAAAGTCACTTCCATTACTGATTAAAAAATTTCTATCATAAATATTTTTATCAAACTTATCCAATTTGTTATGATTTATAAAATTACTATTTGTAAACATTTTAGTATAAAACAATTCATGTAATGCATTTGAAGAAGCATCTGATAAATCTAATGAATTTAAATTATTATTATTTAATTTTTCAAGATTTGATACATCGCCATATACCATAGTTGCTGATAATTTTTGATATATTGTATTATTATTAATTGCACTTGATACATCATCCATATTTAATGTATTCGAAATATCAAATACTCTTGGTCCTCCAATAAACTTGTTATTTACCATCCAATTATCTGCTAAATCCATAATATTCAAGTTATCATTTCTTTCTAAATTTTTTAATTTTTCTAATAAAACATGAAAATTCTCATTATTTGGTTTAAAGTATGAAGTTAAGTCTCGATCATTAATATTTCGTCTTCGAAAAAAATTTTTGTAATGCCTTCCTATATCTCTATTTAAATTTCTAACATTTCCATTAGAATATTCATACAAATAATTATCAAATTTCATACCTAAATTCTTATACAAATCATCATTATTTAATCCTTTTTTAATATTATCAATAGAATTATTTATTTTACTTCTACAATAATCTTCAGTTGTTGTAAATCCAGATAAATAAGATTTATTTGTTAAATCTAGTTTTATATTATCAATATCTCTAAAATTATTCCAATATTTATCACTTTTTAATTGACCAACAATACTAGAATATAATTGAACTGTTTTTTCTTTATAATCCTTAAGATCGTCTTTACTTTTTGGTACCAAATCACCTCTTCCAATAATATCACTAAAAATTCTATCAATAGAATCTTTTATGTTATCATTTAACAAAAAAGTATAATTCATAGTCTCTTTAATAGCAGTTATACCAGAATTATCTGATATATCATTCCATACTAATTTTTCTATTTCTCTAATTTCTTTACTAGTATTAATTTCTTCTGTAGTTCTATCTTCAGGAATTAGATCAAAAATATGATTGTTAACATAGTTTTTTACTAACCCATTTAAATAATAATGAAAAGGTGTATTACCTAAATTATCTGGATAATCAACATTTACATCTAAAGATAAAAGATACTCTATAATTTTTTTATATTGTCTAGCGGAGGCTAGATGTAGAGGAGTTATATTTTCATAGTTTGGTTGATCTGGATTTGTACCATTTTCAACAAGAAATTTAATAACATTAAGTCTATTATCCTCATTTTTCTGTTTAGTATCATCTTGTAATACTTTATGAATAAGATTTTCATTTAAATCATCTGATACATTAATTGGCACATGATTTCTAGAAGCAACATTTCTTATTTCATTAGTATCAAGGTTAATAATTGAATTAAATAAAGAATTAATCTTGCTTTTATTTATATTAGGATTATCAATATAGTTTGTAAATTCTCTACTATAGAATCTTTTTGACATATATAAATTATTAGATAAAATTTATAAGATTTAAATCTCAATTGAACAAATTATAAAGACTTTATGTTAGATAGCGAAGCTATCAAATGATACTTTTACAAAATATTATAATTTTATATTTGTTTTATAATTTTTTTTAACAAATCATTTGAAAAACTTTTAAATATTTTATGATTAATTTATAGAATCTATTTAAAAATTGATAACGTTTATTAATATTAAATGAATAAATTCAAATATGGACCACCGCCTTATATTATCACTCCATCTTCAAGATCCTCTAAAAATAATGAAGTTATTGCAACAAATATTCCTGTTGAATTAGTATCACAGGTTTTGAATGAAAGTTTAAATACTGGTGATGTAAATTTTGATAATGTTGAAATTGACCTGGAAAATTTAACAGGTACAAGTAGTAATATTGCAAATATATCTGTTAACACAATTGGTGCTTATGAAAATGGATATATTAGAGTATTAGATAATACAAGATTTGAAGGAAAAGTTGTCTTGTCTGGATCTTCATTATTTGATGATAATCTAATGAGAGTTGAGGGTGATTTTGTTGTAGATGGTAATAGCGGGCAATTAAATTGTGATCAAATCACAATGAAAGATAATGTAATAGGGTTAGGTATATCTTCTTCTAGTATAGATAATTTTATAAATGGAATATACTTTCCAAAAATAGATAGTTTTTCTGGATTTGGAATAAGTTCTAATTATGTAGGTGTTTTAGGTATTCCTAATGGTACATTTTCTTCAAATCTTTTTTCAATATCATCTGGAGATAATAGAAAAAGGTTTGAAGATGATAAATTAAGTATTAGATTTGCATATATCTCATCAGAATATGATTTTAATGTTAACAAAAATTCAGAAGATAAATTTACTACAAATGAAATAAATTATATTGATTCACTTAATAATTCTGGACAAGAAATTAGTAATTATTACGTGAGTATTGAATCTCATAATATTACTTTACATGGTGGTAATATTATTTCTGGTATTTCAAAAGATTTGTCTATTTATCTAACTAATGCAACAAACCTTGAATTAGAATATATAAAGTTAAGTTTAAATGATAAAAGTGTAAATTTATTACAAGATTTGAACCTTAATAAAGATACATTTAATATTATAAATACTGGTTCAATTTCAATTACTGCTAGCAATTCCACTACTTCATCCCAAATTATTAATATTTCACAAACTAGTACAGGTAGTGTTACTGTTAACAGAGACCTAAAATTAATTCAAAACTCAAATAATAATATAAATATATATTTTGGAGGCGACTCTACAAATTCAAGTAAAAATACTGATATTTCAATTATTCATGATGATAGTACTACACAAACTAATATGTTAAAAATAGATAAAACAAATAATGATACTTCTATATTTACATCTTTAAATTTAGAAGGACCAAAAACAGGTTACAATACAAGATCAATGTTTCCTACTATAACAATGAAAAATTCTTTAGATACTATAACTAATTTAACATCAATTTCAAAAGAATTTATTGCAAGTAAAGAAATATCAGCAAATAGTAATACTTCTTTAATTTTTAGCAATATTTTAACAATTGATTCAAATAATTCAAATAATTCATCAAAAGACTGTTTAATTAATGCGTCTATTATTATATCAAATTCAACTACTACAAATGATAGTACAAAACATTTTTATTATAAATTAGAAGGAATGTTAGCAAAAGGGAATAATCCAGTTTTTGTAGGAAATATAATTTCAAAAAAAGATTTGGAATTAAATCCAACAAATATCGATTCTAATATATTTTTTGAATATAATATAAATTATACAACAAACACATTTACAATTATTGTCTATAATAATATAAATGTTGCCTTGAGATGTTTAGTGAAATTAGAAGCATTATCTATTTAATATTTTAAAATTAAGTGTAATAATTTTAAAAATTAATTTTATTTAATAATTTTGATAGTGAAACAATTTGTTTAATTAATAATTTTGATAGTGAAACATGACAAAATTATTTAATAATTTTGATAGTGAAACATGACAAAATTATTTAATAATTTTGATAGTGAAACATGACAAAATTATTTAATAATTTTGCTGATGACATTTACAACTTCCTCTGCATGAGTCTTTAGCACATCCAGCTTGAGCATTAACACCACTTATATTACATGTATTTTTTTGAATCAAATAAGCTCTTTCTCTATTCATAATTTTATCTCCATTTTTTTGTAAAAAGATTCTAAAGTCATTAGCACTTTCGAGTTTATTTACGTGTCTAATATATTGATTAAGTACATCACTGTCAACATAACTGGTAAGGAATCTACCATCAGACATTAATGGAGGACATCCATATTTGTAATAACGATTATCCATATATACTTACTCTAGAAAAAATAAAAAAACTATCATAAAATATATTTTCAAATTATATGAAAAATTTTATAATTCAACCCTTGGGGTAATTTTTTTTAAATAATTTTATTTAATATTATTTTTAAGCATCTAAAACTGATAATAATTCATTTGATAACTCTGATTTAGTTTTCTTTTTCCCTTTTTCTTCATTTATTAATGAAATTTCTTTTTCTTCTGCTAAACATTGTAATTGAGCTAACTTCATTTTCATTAAACTTTTATATGATAACTCTCCAGAACCTACTGATTTTATTTCTGAAGTATTTGAACTTAATATCACATCTACATCTCTATCAGAAGTAGTTACTAAATTTGTTAATAAGTCAGTTCCTTCAAATTCGACCAATAAATTTTTTTTTTTTGAATTTTCATCTTCATTTCCATTAATTATTGTATTATCATTATTAAGTATTGTATTACCATTATTAAGTAATATATTTCCATTATCAAGTACTATGCTTTCACTTTGATTTGTTGATGTATTAGAATCTTCTTCTGATTCAGTAATATCTGATTGTTTTAATTCCTCTTCAATAGCATTTAAATCGATTTCTGATGAATCCCCAATACTAAACTCATCATCATCATTATCTAAATTATCATTTGAATATATTTCTAATTTTTCAATTTGAGAATTTGCGAAAGATTCAGACTCAGTTACATCTTCGTTTTCATTTTCATTAACAGTAGAAAGTCTTTTTTCTAGTAATTGACCTTTTGCTTCAGCTTGTACTTGATTTTGTACTTTTTCTAAATTATTCTCTTTTGAAGGTGGCTTTGGTAAAGGGATTTGAAATACTGGTTTACTTTCAAGTTTTGGTTTATTCTTATTTACTATTTTGGGTGAATTATTTGGGGCTCCTTCAATAGTTTTTACTTTGGATTCAAGAGTATCAATTTTATTTCTTAGATCAATAATTTCTCTAAACATAAAATAGACTACAAGAGTCAATGCTAATAGTATCAAGAATTTATAATCAAATAATTTCATATAATATAATATTAGATTTGTTTATACTTTTAAACCAATTATATTAAAAAAAATGTGCGTTATAAATTTTCCTTTAAATTTTTTACCAATAAATTTATTTGTTTTATAATTTTATCTATACTAAATTAAATGGTTGTTATCATGCATATAGGCGGAGCTCCTGGATGTGGGAAAACACACTTGGGTAAAGAAATTAAATCTATGTATAAAAATTTAAAAGTTATTGATACTGATATGATTAAAGACAAATTTATTGAAAAACCTATTGAAGAAAATATGAAAATTATGGAACAATTAGTAAATTTTAGCGCTACTGGAAAAAAATCAAAAAAACAAATATCATTAGAAAAACAATATGAAGAAAATTATAAAAATTATGTTACTAATAAATTTAAAAAATTACATCAACAAAAACAAAAATACTTATTAGTTGGACATTTTTTTATGTTTGATGATTATATGATTAATGTAGATACTAATAATAAAATATTTATGAATATTGACAAAGAAACTCTATTCAAAAGAAGAAATTCAAGATTACTAAAAGATATTGTAAAAAATAAAGAATATTTTATGGGTCTTTTAAATGATGGTGAAGAATTTTGGAATTATAATTATTTATGGAAATTCACAGGTCTAAAAGAATTAGGTAAAGAACTAGTAAAAAGTAAAAATTACTACAAAAAATATAAATACAAAAATATGAATGAAGAAGAAATATTAAAATTAGTTGAAAAAGAAATGAAAAACAAAAAAAACTGAAAATTCATTATTTTTTTTTAAACACCATAAAATAATGAATTCAATGCAAATGATTTTATGGACATCAGCGGGTGGTATATGCGGTAGTCTTCTTTATACTTGTATGCAGAGAAATAAAGAAAGTTTAAGAAAAGTACATTTTGATGATGATATTAATGTTTTTAAATTTTTTAATAAAGGTTTGTTAGCAGGTGCAATTATAGGATTTACACGGTATTATTTAGGAAAACCTATATTATTTTATATTTTTAATAATAAATAAAAAAAATATAAATCTTTTTAATGAATAACTTTAATTCTATTAAAATAATTCTTTTACTTATATTGGCCTATTTTATATATACTATCGTTTCAAAAAAGAATATTGAAAATATGGCTAACTTTAAAGAAAGTAAATCACTCAAGAAAAAAATATATTATGGATTAAATGCTATCGATAAAATTTTTAATAAACATAAAATTTATTATACTATCGGATATGGTACACTTTTAGGTGCAGTTAGACATTGGGATGTTATAGATTGGGATGATGATGCTGACCTTCATATTTATAATAAAGATATTCCTAAAATAATGAAACTTAAAGAAGAATTTGCTGAATATGGACTTATTTTAGAAAAAAATTGGAAGTTAGTAAAAATTTATTTTAATGATACAAAATATCCATTTATTGATTTATTCCCAGTTGATAACAATGATGGTGATGCAAAAAGATGCATGGCAAAATATTCACAATGTCATCAAGTAGATCAAGCTTGGTGGACCAAATATTATGGATTCCCTTTTAAATGGTTAGTTAAAAGGAAGAGAGTTGTTCTTGGAAAGACAAAAGTGTGGGCTCCTTTGGAATCTTTAAAATTATTAAAATTTTGGTATGGTAAAGATTGTTTAACAAAATGCATGACACATAATTATGATCATATAACTGGTAATTATGTTAAACCAAAACCTGTTAAATGTAAAAATTTACCAGATCCTCAACTCTAAATTTTTGGTATAAAAATAAAAAACTTTAGAATTTTTTTCTAGTAATATTTATATACATGATTTCCCAAAAATCTGTTAAGATGATCAAAGGTAGTGTAACTAAAACTGTTACCGTTGGAGTTGTTACTCAACTTGTTGAAAAATATATTTTAAAAAATAACAATGATATCTTTAACCAACAATGGATACAAGGAACTATGGCTACCGCTGTCGGTTTTATGGTTCACGATCTTATTACCTACAGAGTTAATGATATGGTTAAACTTGAAGGTGCTCAAGCTAAAGCTTTAGCTGATGTTTTATATTTTGGTACTATGATGGTTGTCAAAGAATTTATTCTTGCTCACCTCAACGGTACTGAAGTTTCTACCGCTAAATTCTACACTATTGCCATTGCCTTAGCTGGTTTCGTCGTTTACGATTTATTCGTATCTGAAAGACAACCAAAATTAGACGATGAACAATCCAAATATGCTCAAGATTCTTTTGCTGATTCTATCAAATCTGTAACTGCTATTTTAGTATCTGATTTCCTTCCAGATCAAGATATTGAAGCTGCTACTCTTCCAAACGTATTCAGTTTATTAATCGCTCTTCCAGTATTCCACATGGTAACTGGACCATTAGTCGGTGCTAAATAAATAAACTACTTAGATCCTACAAAAGATGTAAAATTAAATAATCATTAGAAGTTTTAATAATTTACACCAATGAAGATTTAAAATGAACGTTTTTATTTATAAAACTACTTAAAGAAATAAAAATATATTAATATGTAAAACAAAAGATGTTTAGAATGGTCTGTTTTACTGGACGCAGTAAGTATGGTATGAGGATAAATCGTCCTATCCAATGATTCCATATACATTCTTCGTGTTGTATTTCTGATTAGGGCTTAAGATGTCTAAAACATTTCTAGGTGTTAATCGGTAAGGAAATACAACCTTTAGCAAACGAAGCAGTAAAACAACTGCTGTCAGTGGCGTACCTTCGGGATCACGACGGGGTGTTGCTAACCCATTTATTTTCTTATGAAAATAAATCCACACAACCAAAATTTACACGTCCTGAAACGGGCAAACTTTGTTGATTTTTTGAATGTTTAGCGTTCATTTTAAATCTTCATCGGTGTAAAACTTGTAAAGATATTCTTTAAAATATTTTATTATAAATAATTTAAAAAATAAGATATTATCTCCATTTTATTATAATATGAACGAATATTTAAGCGTAATTTTTAAATCAGTAATATTTTCCTATGTTAACAATTATGCTATCTCTTTTTTTATGAATGAGGAAATGTCTTTAATCAAAAATCAAGATTTAGCAAAATTAATTGGAATTAACTTTACCTTATTTTTTATATTAAATAAATTCTTTGGATTTGGTGAAGATTGTAAACTTCCTGATATTAATTTATCAGAAATTGAAGTTCCAAAATTAGATATCGATGCTGATCTTATTGATGGAATTATACCATCATTAAATGTTGATGGATTGTCTGTAAGTATCAACTATTTTAAATTTGTTATCATTAAAATTATTATTCTTGCAATTGTTGCTGAATTTGGACAACTATACTTATTCAAAATTAAAGATCAAGGATATAAAATGGAATGGTTTACTACTTGGTTTGGTGTTCTAGCCTCTACTATTACTTATGATATGATAATAAATCAATTCTTTGCTAAAAATAATAGAAACAAAAATTTAGATCAATCAGTTGGTAAAATTAGAAGAATGTCATTTATTCTTTTACTTTCTAAGGTAATATCAGTTTACATGATGGGAGGTAATTTAACTGACATTGATCAACCATGGTTTATTTCAACTATCTTTGCTATTATTGCCATTGTTGTATATGTTATGTACTTTGAAAAAGAATTAGAAAAACGTGTTCACGGTAACTTTAAAGAATCTATTGAAGCAATTGTAATCTACTTTATTAGTAACTTTTTCTATAACTTATCTTTAGGTGAATTTTTAGTTGATAAAGATGTATTAGAAGTTGGTCTCTCATGGAGTGTCGGTCTTATGATAGCAAACATGTTTATCAATAGTTTATTAAAAAAAAAATAAATATTATTTAAAAATGATTTAATTAATAAAATCACTTTAAAATAAAATATACTAATCTAATTATAATATGCCAGGAGGTTTACTCCAAATAGCAAGCTCTGGAATTCAAGATATCTACTTGACTAAAAATCCAGAAATAACATTTTTTAAAAAGGTATATAGAAGATCAACTAATTTTTCCACAGAATTTCATAAAGTTATTATCGATGAATCAATTAAATATGGAGATGAAATCTTTGTTAATATTCCTAAATATGGAGATCTAATACATAAATCTTTTTTACAAGTTGAAATACCAAAAGTAAATTTAAATGATTCATACATCAGAAATGAGGAATATTTAATGTTAAAAAAAAATAATTTAGAACAAATTAATAATACTAAAAATTTATGGAAAAAAGAATATGATTCATTATCCAAATTTTCTGATATTATGATTATTTTTTACAAAAAGATTTTAATTCTTATGAAATCTCAAGATATTACCTATGAAAAAATTAATACTGAATCTCTTTTACTAAGAAATGCATATAATGAAAGTATCAAAAAAACAGTTTTTAATATTGATGAAGATTTAATTGATTATATTGATATATTTTCTTATGTTATTAATTTTGATAGACAATTTGGTAATGTTGATGATGAAAGTTTAAATATTATTACTATTGATACTTTTCTAAAAAATATAAAAAAAATTTATGATACTAATATTAGATATCTAAAATACTACCATTCTAATTATATCTATTACTCCAATAAATATACTTCTCTCAATACAGGCAATATTAATTATGCATGGATTAAAAATTTAGGCCATTATTATTTTTCTGACTATAAAATTGAAATTGATGGAATGCATCTTGAAAATTATACAGATGATTATCTAAATATATATCAAAGTCATAATTTGAAAAATGAACGTATTGATAATTATAATTCAATGATAGGTAATATTCCTTCAATGAATATAATGGATAAAACCAAAGAAAGTGTTGAATTATATATTCCTTTAATATTTTGGTTTAATAGAAATAGTATGAATTCTTTACCTCTTGTTTCAATGAAACACAGTATGATCAGCTTAAACTTAAAAATTGCTGAATTAGATAAACTATTATATTTTACTGATTTTGAAGAGGAATTTAAAAAACTAAAATTATTAGAAATGCATACTATTGAACATGCCCATCAAAATAATTTACCTCTATCCTTAGTTGATTCTAATAGTAATATATCTGAAGATGATATTTTATCTATAAAATATTTACAAAACGAAAGAATATACATTTACAATTTTAAAAATGTTACTAAGGAATTATTGCGTTTGAAATATAAAAATTTAAATACTACAGATATTGATGATTTCTTTACTGCATACAGTTCTGATGGAAATACTATTTCTTTAATAGATTGGGTTAATTTTAGAGTAAATGTTACTAATCAAACAAATGAAAATGTAAAAAAGGTTTGTAAAAATATTAATATGGAAAACAGCCCTTTTTTTGCAGATTATACTTATTTATATAGCAAATTTAAATCACCAAAAATATCTTTAATTTCTGAATATGTTTATCTTGATGAAATTGAAAGATTTCAATTTGCTAAAAATGATCTTGAATATGTTATTAATCTTCCAAATACTATAAAAACGGATATTGGAAATGAACAATATTTTACAACTGAATTGGGTGTTCTTAAACCTACTAAAGATATATTTTGGTTTTTAAGACCCAATTTAATTAAGAATGGTCTATCAAGACATAATTATAAAGAACCATCTTTATATAATAATTTTAAACTAATCAATTCAAAAATTATTAATGATAATATACTTATGATACATGACTTTGAAATTGTTAATTTTAAATATGGCGAAAATTACTACAAAAAAGCAACAAAATATAATAAATTGAATTCAACTAAAGACAGTGAATATTATTATTTTTCATTTTGTTTGTATCCAGAAGAAGATCAACCAAGTGGTTCAGCTAATTTTTCTGTAATAAAAAATTTAAGTGTAATACTAAAAATTAATGAAACATTTTTATCTCATTATTTTGATCCAAAAATTAATATTAATAATCAAGGTTTTGAATTAGTTTTTATCAATAGAAACTATAATTTACTTAAATTTTCTAAAGGTAAAGGTTCATTGGTTTTTTATTAGTTACTAATAATTTGAAAGTAACAAATCTATATCTTCTGTATCATTATCTGAATATATATCCAAAAAATTTATATATAATGGTTTTGGATTTATTATTTCTTTCAACCTGTTGTCATATGATATTAACAAATCATATATATTTAACAAATTGTAAATAGTTTTTATTACTTTCAAATAATAATATGATATATACTTTATTTTATATTTAATCTCCAATTTATTATAATCTTCTTCACTTATCAATTTAATATCATTTGAATAAAAAAAATTAACTCCTAATAATTGTACAGAATCAATCAAAGAATACTTTATTATTTTATTTAATTCAGGATTATTTATTTTAAGTTGAGATACAAATTTGGTAAATCCCGCTACTTCAGTATTACATGAATTAAAAAAAGCTTTGAATCTCATTAAACTATTTAATAAATATTTTCTTTGATTTATAACTGACTGGTTCCAGAATTTTTCATCATTGTACTTCTCCTTATAATTAATTAAAATTTTTAAAAATAAATGTTTTCTTATTAGGCTTGAATAAAAATCATTTACTACTTTATGCGAAGTGATAAATTTTTTATCTAAAAACTTTAAAATTATAAAAATTGGATTTGTTTCCACTAATTCTAACTGATTTTTGAAAAAAAATCGAAATATTAAACTTAACTCATAATCTTGAATTTTATTTTGTTTTAATATTATATTAAATAAAAAAGATAATGGGTGTTTAAGATTCTTCATTTGTTCATCAATTGTATTCCAATTTACTGGTTTGGATTTTTTAGTCATATTAACTATACTAATATTATTTTCTATACTCAAACTTATTAATCTAATAAATCTAAAAATAACAAGAAATTAGCACACTTTGCTACAAAATTAATTGTTCTATTTAATCCAGCACCTGTTATAAAATGACTATGAAAAATAGTATCTCCTGCACCAATGTACAAACATTTTTGGTCTTTAAATTCTAATACTCTTGAAACTTCTATTGCGTGTCTTAAATAAGTGTTAAAGTATTCAAGTTTGAAAATGTAATTATTAGATTTTATTTCATATTTTTTTATTATCTGATATAAATAACTTCTTTGAATATCATCTGTCATTCCAGATAATATCTTCATGATATTTTTATAATCATAATATTTATATTTATGCTTTTCTATTAAATTTTTATCAAATTTATTATTAATATCTATATCAAATTTATTATTAAAAATTATAATATTTTTATCCATTGATGTATCTTTTTTATATACTATTATTGATCCATAATAATAATCATTTGGAAATTTACCATTACTAATATTCAAATTTACTAAATTTTCCTTTTTATTAATTATAATTTCTGGATTTTTTTTATTCTTTGGAATATCTTTTTTTATTTTTTCTATCCATTCACTATTTATATCTTTGAAAATTGGCGGTTTTAAATTACCTCCAGTACAATCAAACATTACATCTATTTTACCTTTTTCTATTATATTTTTAATTGAATTCCAATCCATATCTTCAAATAAAAACGGGATTGAATACTCATAATAAGCTTTAGTAAATAATACATATTCCAAAATATAAATATTCAAAAATAAACCATTTGATTGTTTAGGATCCCAACTGTAAATTCTTGGAATGATTTGAGAAAAAAATCCAGAATTAAATGCAAATGGTCTATGTCTAGTATATGGTTTCCTTTTATTATCATAGGTCACTCTATTATCTATTACAATAATGTTAACTTTTGGATAATTATTTAAACCAAATGATGTATTATAAAAATTAAATAAATAACATGCTAAAAATAAACCTACTGGTCCTCCTCCCACTATTAATACATTTATGCGATCGTCTTTTGCTATATGATCAAGACGTTTGTCCAAGTTTTTGATATTACTTGGAATATCCATGTAATACAAACGATTAATTATTTTTAAAATCTTGTCAAAATTATTAGTTTTTGACATCTCTATTGATAATTTTTTTAAAAAATTAATATCAAAATCTTCACTTATTGATTTATTATCAAATGGAATATCTTCTAAATCTTCAATTAGTTTTTGATATTTAATTTTCTTTTTAATTTTACTTTTCTTATAATTGTCATACTCTTTATTTAGTTGCTCAACGTAATTTAAATCTAAATAAAATGGATGATTCTTTAGATTAAATAATTTTCTAAATAAAAAATTTATTTTATTTGATAAAAATTCATATTTGTTCATTATATCATTTTTGTTCATTATACTAAACTATAGAATTAAATATATTTGAAAATCAAATTAATTTCTTCTGTTGTTTCTGGAATTGACTCCATATCTGGATCTAAATAAATTATTGTATTTGCATTTAACTTGCACCATTCTAAATGTACATTTTCTATTGTTCTATTCACTTTTATTTTATTTTTGAATTCAACAAATTTATTTCTGAAATATTCTCTCTTTTCTTCATCTTCTTTTAAAATATTAGTACATTTTCTACTCATTTTTATAAATAATTCTAAATCTCTTTGTGATTGGCAACCTAATTCACCTCTTAATACCCTTAATTGAAAATCTTTTATATCTTCAAATTCATTATCACTAATTATACCAAAATGTAACATAAAACTACAAAAACCAATTTCTTCGTTTATATCCATATGCTTATTATTTAAAATAGTTTCTTCTTTTATATTATTAATTTTATCAATAACATTTTTATATTCAGAACCATTTTCATCAGTTAAATTAAAGAAATCATTAACAGTAAGAATAAAGAAACAATCCAAACTTAATTTAAGTTCTAATATTTTTTCTATTTTCTCACTTTTTGATACTAATTTTACTGAATCAAATCCAATTTCTAATAAATTTTTATTTTTATTAGTATTATTTAATTTTATTCCTAATATATCTTCCAAACCTTTTACTTTTTTATCAACTAATTCCTTTTTTAATCTTAATAATTTACTATTATCTAAAATATCATTTAACCTTTTTTTCTCGTCTTCAAAGATTTTATTTGCTTCTTTTGCCTTCAGTTCAGCTAATCTTAACTCTTCAGCTAAATTTTTGTCTTTCATTATAACAATTTATATTTTATTTTTTAATAAAAAGTCAACCCTTTAGAAATAATATTATAAATATATATAAGTATATGTCAACTTTAGAAAATTTAGAAAAAACTATTTCTAAGGAAAGTGTCGATAGACACATTGGTGATAATGAACTTAAAATGATGTTATCTGATGAACAACTTAAAAGAGCAAAACAAGATGCTGAAAATAAAATTTCATTATCAAATAAAAGTGTTGAAAGAGTTACAGGAGACAGTTCTATTTATCATAAAATTTATGATGAAATTAATGCTAGAAATGCTGAAATTTTAGAATTAAAAATTAAATTATCTAAATTAGAAAGTAAAATTCTTGCTAATCCTGATAAATATAGAAAAGGTACTAAATCTACTGTCAAACCTTTTGAAATTATTAATACTATTCCTTACATTGAATCTTATACCCAAGGATATGTTATTCATCAAGGAAAACTTTATGAAAGTACTGGTTTATATGGTAAATCTGTTGTTAGAAGAATTGCAATCGATGGGAATAATTATACTATCGAAAAAGAAGTAAAATTAGACGATAAATACTTTGGTGAAGGTATAACCATATTTAATAATCAAATTATTCAAGTAACTTGGAAAAGCCAAACCGGATTTGTTTATGATTTAGACTTGAACAAATTAGAAGAATTTAACTTTACTACTACCAACAATGAAGGTTGGGGTATTACTCATGACTCAACTAATTTAATTGTTTCTGATGGTAGTTCCTACTTACACTTTTGGGATCCAGTTACTAAATCTGAAGTTAGAAAAGTACAAGTTACTAATGGAGGTATGACTATTAATAATCTTAATGAATTAGAATATCATAATGGATATGTATTAGCTAATGTATGGAAAACTAATAATATTGTTGTTATTGACCCAAATAATGGTAATGTTGTTAATACTATTGACTTTTCCGAATTAGCTAAAACTATTACTATGAAAAACTCTGACTCTGTATTTAATGGTATTGCCTTTGATGGGACCAATTTTTATATTACAGGTAAAGAATGGGCTAAAATATGGTATGTTAAATTAAACATTGGAGTTACTGATAATAAAACAACAACTGATAATAAGTTAATGATAAGCCAAGAAATGTTTGTCAGACAACTTAATATGCTTAAGAGATCCGCTAAATTTATTTTAGAAAATACAAATGTTGAACAAATAGCTGAAGATAAAGATGAATCAGTTGATTTCCTTATTCATTTAAATAATATGCAACTAACTTTTGATAACCTTTTAGCTAATAAAGATAAATATACTTTGACCGAAGAAACTAGTAAATGTATTTCAGAAGCTGAAAGTTTAAAGAAACAATTAAAAGAACTATCAAATAATTGGGATATTGATGTTTTATTTGTTAATAGAAGGTCTCGCGAGGGTGACTGTTCTGATAAAAGACTAAAAGAAAATATTGTATTATTAGGTACAACTGATGAAAACATTAATGTTTACCAATTTAATTACATCTTTGATCCAATGAAAGTAAAGCATGTAGGAGTCATCGCCCAAGAGTTACTAGAAACTGAATACAAAAACAATGTTTACATGCATGAAGACGGTTTCTATCGTGTTGACTATAAGCATTTAGATATGACATTTGATGGTCAACTGTTACCATATTTAGCTAAATAAAGATAAATATATTTTGATCGAAAAAACTATTAAATGTATAGAAAGTTTAAAAAAATTAGATTATAAAGAAAGACTGTATCCACTTGCTTTCATATGACCATTACCACCATATTTTTGAGCAAGAAGATCAACTCTAACATCATCTTTTAGACTTCTAAGAGAATAGACAACTTTATCATCTTTATTAAATACTAGTTTAAGGACATCATAATTATCATTTGTTCTTTCAACTTCCTCTAAAATATATTTGGTGAGGTGATGTTTTATCATTTCAACAGATACAATTTTCAAAAGTTTATCATTAATATCAGTATCTTCTTCAAAGGTAACATTTTGACAAATTTCTCTAGCCTCTTCTCTCATTCGGTCAAGATTATTATTACCTATTTCGATTATTCTATCAATTTGATGAGGATGTGCATGTAATAGATTTTTAAAAATTTCAATTCTTTCGTACCATTCAAGATCATTATGAATGTTACAATAGAGATGATATCCGGAAGTAAATGGTTCAATATTAGGATCATCCCAAATCCAGATATCTCTTTTTGCAATCCATTCCAAAGTTTTAGGGAAATTAGTATTTTTGTGAAAATATTCCCAAGTAAGCATACAACCAGACATATGATTTTTAAAAATGAACTCTATTTTAGCTAGTTCTGGATCATTTGATTCTAAAAGCTGTTGTTGAAACTTTTCACAAGCTGACTTATGATGATCTAGAATAATAACTTTAGAAACATTGTTTATTATTTCCCTAACAAACTCAAAATCCGGGCAATAATCAAGAAAGTAAATATAGGGCTTAATTGGTCTATCATGATTTATGGCCAACATTTCTTTAATACAAAGAATATTTTCTTCTTTATTTTCATGAGACCATGGTACGAAATGCGTATTGCTCTTGGTAATTAACTGCTCTTCGTAAATAGCAGCTGACATTTCGCCATCAGGACAGCGATAATGGTATACTATCAAATTATGTATTATATTCGACATAAAAATACATTATTCGACCTTTTGATATTGAATTTTCAATTTTTAATAAAATAAATTATTTACTTTTAACTAAATATTTTCCATTTTTATATTTAAGAATAGGTATTGCGATTACTCTTCCATTAATTGAATCATATTTTACCATATCTTTTTTAGTTAATTTTTTTGTTTTGATCATTGTTACTAATTTATTCTTTAATTCATCTTTATCTTTTTCATCGTTAATCATAAGCTTATTAACAAATTCTTTAACTTTAATCATCTTATGAACACTAGTTAGTTTAGTCCAAGGCTTCTTATAAAGATAGTCTTCAGAATACTTAATTTCTTGACCTTCAGAGTCTAATTCAACTGATTTAGTAGAATAATAATCACCATATTTAAAATTTTTGTTAGTTTCTGGTGCTTTTTTTTCTTTAACTTTTTCTTGTTGTGTTTCAGTTTCAGTCTCAGTTAGTGAAGTTTCAATACTATTCATTTTAGCAAGTTGCTTTTTAAAATATGAATGATCGTGGTTAGTTTTTTTACAGTATTTAATTAGGTTATTGTAATATTTAATGTTAAATTTGGTCTCAAGAATTTCTAGATTCATTACTTAATAAAGATAAGCATTGTTTATATATTTTTATCATTCAATTTTTCCTATATCAAAATTATAAATTTTCATATATCAAAATTATAAATTTTGATTGGTTTATTTGTTTTCATTTGTGTTATTTGAATAGGTTAATATGTTTAAGAAAGGAATCTAAATTAACTGTTGTATCTTCTATAACAGAGTATTGGGTAGGTTCGAGAGAATTTTTCAAATTGTTAAGTTGATTAGTATTAACAAAGAGTTCATTATTATTTTCAAGTTTATTATTCATGAAAATAAGTTTCATAACATGGTATTTTTCCTTTTTAGGAACATTACAAATCAAGTAATGGAAGGTAAACATACCTTATTACTTATATACCTGAAAGTTTTTTAAGTAAATTTTTAGTATTGAATTTTGACTTATGAAGATAATATTGATTAAAAAATTGATTTAAATTATACATAATAATAATACTATTAGTATAAATGAATTTTGGTAGATTAAAAGATATTATTTCAGAAGTACAATCTGAAATAAAAATATTTATGGAATCAAATAATACTTCTGAGGACCAACTTTTTGATAAATCCTTAATTAACAAAATTATGGTAAGCGTTTTTCCAAATGTAAAAAACAAGTTTCCAGAAACAACTTTTGCAGATATTGAAAATATATTTAGTCGATTCTTTTCTAATAAGTTTGTCTATAATGAATCACTTAATTTTTCAGAAGGAAGAAACTGTTTTAGAGACTTGGATCAAAAGTTTAAAATTGATGAAGTCAATACTCAGGTAGTTAAAGTTCCTAAAAAATATCAAAAACTTGAAAAACATTTTCAAGACTTATTTCATACTCCACAACCAGAACAAAGAACAAAAGAGTGGTATGAATTTAGACATCTTAGAATTACTGCTTCAGATACAGCAACAGCAGTAGATCTAAATCCTTATGAACCTTATCAAAATTTTATTGTAAAGAAATGTGATCCTGATTATCCATTTCATGATAACATTCATTGTCATCATGGTAAAAAGTATGAACCTATAGCAACAATGTTTTATGAACACATTTATAATAATAAAGTTACAGAATTTGGTTGTCTTCCTAGTTTGAAGTATCCTATATTGGCTGCATCACCAGATGGAATTTGTTCAAAGTCAACTTTAGATGGTCAATTTTCAGATAGACTTGGAACTATGTTGGAAATTAAATGTCCTGTAACGAGACAAATTAAAACTAAAGGAAAAATATGTGGAGAAATTTGTCCATTTTATTATTACTTACAGATTCAACAACAGTTACTTTGTTGTGAATTAGAAAAATGTGATTTCTGGCAATGTAAAATTCTTGAATACGAATCAAGAGAAGAGTACATTAAAGACACAAAATTAAAATGTAGATTAACAGAAGGTGAAAATGATAAAGAAAGAGAAGTTGATCCATTAATTACAAAAGGATGTTTACTACAACTTTTGCCAATTAAATTTGAATTAGATCCAACTAACAAACAAGATTGTCATGAGTTTAAAGCCGTTTATGTATATCCTCCAAGATTAGATATGACAACAGAACAATATGATGCATGGGCAATCGATAATATTTCACATTGGAAAACTAGATATCCACAATGGGCAGATAATTATTACATGGATAAGATTATTTATTGGTATATACCAATGGGACACAATGTTGAAGTAGTTAAAAGAGAGCAATGGTTTTTAGATAATATTTATAGTGTGTTATTGAGAACGTGGGAACGTGTAACCTACTATAGAACTCATCTGAATGAAGTTGAATTTTTAAAGAAGATTGTTAATAAGAGGAAGAGATATTTTAGATATAAATCAGAATTTTATGTAAATAGAACTCCGGATGGTAAGAATATTTTTGACAACAAGATTCTATTTTTAAATGATATAAAGTTAACTGATTCTGATGAACCAGAAGTTGAAGTAACAGCAGATCTATTTATAGATTAAAGTTATTAAATTTATTTTATACGGTAATATTTAAAATTGGTTTATGATATTTACAATTAGTTCTACCACAAACCATTCCTTTTCTAATACCAGATTTAATTATAGATTGACATGTATTTAATGGTGGAATATCTATCTCTATTTTTTTTGAGTGATATTTACAATTTGTTCTACCACATACCATACCTTTTTTCGATCCAGATTTAATTATTTCAAAACATAATTTTTTAGGTTTTATTGGAGATATTTTTGGAGTATTAATTGGTGTATTAGTATAATTAATTTTATTACCTTTATTGTTATTTTTGTTACTAATTTTATTAGTCCATTTTGTTTTAGCTTTACAATAAGGACATTTTATAAGAGTTGGAACTGTACTTTTTAGATTTATTCCGATACAGTCTTTATGATAATAATGAGAGCACTTAAGTTTTATAAGATTATCAGTAGAATCGGGAAAATGGCATATCATACATTCTTCACCTTCTACACAATTCATCTTTTTAACTTTTGCTAATAGTTTATCAAATTCTGAAGCCATATATGATAATATTGATATTATTTGTCTAAATCAAATATTGAAAAAAAATGATAATTTAATCCTATAATATAAATAGATATTTTATAATGACCGAAAGTTCAATAAATGATTCGATATTAAACATAAAGACTTTTTATGGGTACCTAGAACATATTATAAGTTCAGTTGAAGCTAATAATTATCATGAACCTACTATCAATAAAATTTCTGAAATGATTAAAAATTATTATGATGAAGTTAATGCAGGAGATGATGAGTCACTATATACAGAACCAGAAGAAGAATATATTGTTGATGCTCCAAATGTTTCAGCATTATTTGATTCAAATCAAAATTCAGAAGAAGAATCTGAATCTGATACATCTGATGAAGAGGATGAATCTGATGAAGAAAGTAAAGAAAGTGATTCATCATTAGAAACAATTAAAAGTGGAAAGTCCTCTCAAAATTCTCAAACAAAACAAATGATTAAGAAAGATGAGTATCTTTTAAATTTTATTGATGGGTCTATGGATGATTCTAAAATAGAATTATATAAAAATGATTTTTATGGAGATAGACTAGGAATTTTTGTGGAAAATTACAATGGATATTAATTTTCTAAGTTATTTTATATGAATAAAAAATCTCATAATATTAAAGATTCTCTTATCAAGTACAAAGATTTAATTGAATTTGCATTGAAAAATAAATATTCAATTAAAATAGAATATACAGATGAGATTAATTATGATAATAATGAGATTGTGTGGAAATATCCTCCATATTACATAAAAAATTTTATTATTGATAAAATAATTGAGGAAATAAATAATTATTTTAAAAACTTTGATGAAATGTTAATAATAATGTATTTTAATAATAAAGATTTTGTTCATAAAATTCCTTTAAATCTACCTTGTAAAAAAATTGAATAAAAAAAATAAACTCTTTAAACTACATATTGATATGACAGATTATACTGATGATTTATTCGCCTTAAGACTAGCTTTACAAGATACTATATTTGACGAAACTCGCATTATTAGAGAACTTAAAATGTTTCTAATTGAGAGAAATGTACCAAATGAATCTATTAATCAAACTATTCTGGATTTTTACAAAAAATATAATATTGATTTTACAGAAGAATTTATTGCTAGTGTTTCAGTACCAGCAATTTTTCAAATACCAATAAATAATAATGGTCAAGTTAATCCTTTTCAATTACTATCACAACTTCAAAACATAAGTAATCAGTTGAATAGTCAAAATAATAATTCTAATAATGATGCTTCTAATACAGAAACAAATGATGGTGTAGAAAATGAAGAATCAAACGATGATGTAGAAAATGAAGAATCAAATGAGGAGGTAGAAAATGAAGAAACAAACGAGGATGTAGAAAATGAAGAATCAAATAATGATCAAGATAGTGATTTTGATAGTGATGAAGATTGGGAAGAAGAAGAAGTAGATAATTTAGGACCATTAATGATGCCATTTCCACCAAACCTTCCTCCTCACCCTCAAATGAATCAAGCTATGGGTCAATTGTTTGGTTTGAATCCATCAAATGTAAGTTTTTCTAGTCCACAAGCACAACTTATTAACACATTAAATCAATTACTAAGTGTTAGTAATATGGCACCTCCACCAATGGAAGATGTTAAAGCTACATTAGATGATTCAGATATGGATACTTTGGAAGTAAAAACAGCAGAAGAGGACTTGGATTTTACTTGTAGTATTTCAATGACAAAAATTAAAAAAGGAGATAAATATGTAACTTTACCTTGTGACCACACTTTTCAAGAGTCTTGTATTAGAACATGGTTAAAAGAGTACAATTACAAATGTCCTGTGTGTAGAAAAGAATGTGGAAAACCAAAGTATGATATTTAAATTAAGATGTTTGATATTAAAAGCATTAGAATGCCAATAGTAATTATAATTATACAAATAGATAACATGTTATCATCACTTGAAAGAATAAAAGGTAATGGATTTTCTTTATTTAATATTAATTGTAAAGTTTCAAAAAAAACAATTCTACAATTAAAAATAATTTCACTAATACTTTTTTGATGTAATAATTTTTTACCTCTATCCTCCGAATTATTTTGTTTAATAATTTCGGTTCTATATAAGCTATTATTTTCCATATCATCCCATCCTTTTTGATCTGGTTCAAAAATAGGATTCAATGGTTGATAAAGTTTTTTTAATTCAGACATATAAATAGTTTATATTTTATTTTTATAAATAAAAAATTGAATTAATTAAAAATACAATATTTAATATAATAATATGTCTAACTTAAATACAAAAATAAGTAAAAAATTATCTTACATTCTTAGACATGACTTGAATAATATTAAGCATACTAATGAAGGATATGTACAAGTAAATCTAATACTAAAAAAAATTAATTGTAATTTAGATCAAATTAATGAAATTGTTTCATCAGATAAGAAAAATAGATATAATCTAAAAACGATGGGTCATATATTATATATTAGAGCAAATCAAGGGCATACCAGTGGAAATCTAAATGATGAAACAATGTTGGAAAGATTAGAAATTCCAATTATTGGATGTTATCATGGAACATATAAAGATAAAATTGGTATAATACAAAAAAATGGATTATCTAGAATGTCTAGAAAACATATTCACATTGCAGAATCGGATGAAGCTATTAGTGGAAAAAGATCTAGTTGTAATGTAAAAATTTATATTAATATGGAAAAAGCATTAAATGATGGTATTAAATTTTACAGGTCTTCAAATGGAGTAATTTTAACACCAGGTGATGAAAATGGAATAATTGATCCAAAATATTTTATGGAAGTAAAGTTTATTTAGAATGATCTTTTGATAAATAAAATGATCTTTTGATAAATAAAATGATCTTTTGATATATAAAAAAATATTTCTATTTAAATTATAATGATTAGAGAATTTTATTTATTTTCTGGTTTCTATCTTTATAATAAATACATGGAAAGTTATTACAATAAAAAAAATGCACGTAACATGGTCGCATTCACTCACGCTAGTGGATCTGTTGTAATAAATTTTTTGTATTTTTTAAGTTATTATATTTTTGGTAGTAATATGTTACTTACTAAATTTTTCTTAAAAACTTCTTTCAATTATTCTATTGGATATTTTCTTTATGATTTGTATTATATTTTAAGCTATGATAAATTAAATTTCTTAAGATATTGTTATATTTATCATCATTTAGGAGCAATGTATATTATATACAATAGTCATTTACTAACTTCTGTTCCAATTATTTTATTTACTGGTGAATTATCTAATATACCATCATATTACATTTATCATAATTTACATTTAGATAATAAAACATATGAAACTGAACAACAAGTAGTTACTTATAAAAATATTCAGAAATATTTATATGGATTTTTAAGAGTTCCTGTTATGTCATATTTAATGTACGATATTACAAGTAATATTTTTGCATCTACTCAAAATTTTATTAGTTCTCCTTATTTAGGATTATTAGTAGCCGGATTTCCAATATATCTTATGGGATTAGGCTGGACATATCAATTATTTAAAAATAATTAATAAATATTAGGGATAAATCCACAAGGACATATCAATTATTTAAAAATTGAAATATTTTTCAATAACATAGATATAGGTTTAATATGTCGTTTATTCAACAAGCATCGACTGTAAATATGCCACAATTAGATAAATCTAATTTGTGGAGTACCTTTACCAATTACTTGCAAGCTGTAGGTCATAAGCTTCCAAGTGATTTTAATAAAACTAGGACTTTTGTAAGTCTAAATTTAACAGAGATTATAGTATCTGGAGAAACTTTTAATCGTCTTACAATTAAACCTAATCCTCCAAAAGGAAAGGGTGGACGCCGACAATCAGATGATATTGTTTATCAAAATAATCCTATTCTAAGAGAAGTATTGCCTAGAGGATTTTCTATATTTTTTAAAGATGAAAAATACTTTACCTCATTAGTTGGTATGCGAAAGTTCAGTGGTAAGTCTATTGAAGAAGAGGATAATGATGATGATAGAGATAATAGCACTATCGGCCATGATACAATTTTTGATAATGAGCTAGTAGAGACATGGGCTAGAACAAATGTTTTAGAAGTAACAGATACTACTAAAGCTAATGGTAAGGCTTGTTTTGTCAAAATTAAGAGAGAAAATCATAAAACATATTTTATTTTTGGTTCAAAGAATGTTCATAACATTGTTGAACTTGAAATGTTTAGTGATTTTATTTCAAATGATGAGAATGGTTTAATAAATCAATCCATTGCAAAAGATATTTATGCTACTCGTTTTAAAATTATGGATCTATTACCACTTTTTAATAAAGGGTATACATTGTGTGGTGAACTTTGTGATGGTCAGCATTTTGTTGAAGGTGATAATACAATTACATGGTTTGCAATGTCTAACAGACAAGGTGTACCTATGAGACCTACTGATACTTTTACTATTTTGGAAAATTGTAATATCAAAACGGTAGAATCAAAAATAGTTTTTAGTCCAGGAGATGATTTTAATGAATTAGGAAATGTTTTTAACAATGGTAAGAAGAGACTAGATGAAGGTTCTGTTTTATATTTTCGAAATGTGAATACTGGAGAGAACATGAGTTGCAAAGTAAAGACCCCATGGTATATTGCATGGAGAATGTTAAGGCAAATCATTCTTGGAAATCCGGTTGATTTTCGTGAAAGAATAATAAAAGGACTTGAAGAAAAGGCTACATATACTGGTCTTTCTTCATTGGGAAGTGCTAAAATAGCAAGACGTTTAATTGATTTTAGTGAATGGTTTTTCATGAAAAGTTTACCAACTGGAGCTTTGGGTCCATGGCCTGTTAAGGCAATCAAAGGTGTTTGTCAAAATGGATTTGTCATTTATTGGAAGATGTACTGTCAGGAGATGAATGTTTTAGAGGAAGATTACAAGTTACTTGATGAGGATATTGGAAGATTTAACAAAATCATTTATCAAATTATGATTCCTCATGAAAGACTTGAAAATAGACCATCCAAAGTCATTTTTATGACAAGTCTACAAGGATTTGGTAAGTCTACACTTGCAATCAAGTCTAATTTTCATAGGATAGAACAAGATGAATGTTGGGGTGACACCAAGACTTGTATGACACAACTGAAAATTTGTTTGAGTAAGGGAATTGATTGTATTGTATCAAGATGTAATATAAATCCGACCCATTATAGTAATTATTTGAAAATTGCTGAAGAAGCTGGTGCAGATATTTACTTTGTTGGTCCTAATAATATGACTTCTCCGTTGTACTTGGCTGTATGTCTAGCTGGAATAGTTTGTAGATCTAAGAATTCTGACAAGGTAATGATTGGTAGAAAGGAATATCCTTTCATTGAAGCCATTGAATTTACAACACTAAATTGGAAAGGAGATGGAAAGAAGAATAAGGGCTTGCAAATTCATCCAAAGATGGTAACATTTGATGCATGGAATTTTGATTCAGAAATGGAAACAGAATTTGAAAGTCTAGTTAGGTCTAAGAATTTAAATCTAAATGAAATTAAGAATTATGTTGAAACAAATTATGATCGACTTATGTCATTACGATTTCCTCTTGACCAGTTGCATTCAAGGTTTGCTGAACTAATCAATGGATTATCAAAAGATCAACGAGTTGAACTAAAGTTGCCTTTGTATTGTGGTTTGATGGTTAAGGATAAGCAAAAGTTAATTGATATTGTTTTGGAGCATTGTGAAGATTTTGTGGCAAAAGACAAATTAATTTGCGAGCATATTACTCAAGCATTCAGACCAAAAGATTATAATAGTATTTTGGATAACTACCGACCGTGTATTTGTACTGTTTCAGGTTTAATTATTAATCAAGTAAATGGTACTGGATGTTTTAGAATTTCAGATGTAAAGACTTTTGATGGACAAGATGTACTAATAGCTTCCGGGATTCCTCATATTACAGCATGGCTATCCAATGGTTCCAAGTCAATGGAGAGTATTAAATTTGTAAATTCAGATGAAAATGTTGAAATAATTCCATTAAATTTCAAGTTAAATCTCGTTAGTAGGTGGGTTTATTAAATTTAGTAGATGGATTTATTAAATATTTGTTAAAAATTGATTTCTTTATTTATAATCATAATTACATACATGTAATGTCAAATATAAAAAGTAATATTGATGAGTGTGGGTTGATTTCCAATACTATAGCAAAGGGAATGGGAATGGACATCATTTCAGTACTAGCAGAGAAGATAGACAATAGTTTGGATGTAGGAGCCAGTAGAATAAATGTAACAATTGACAATTTGAAATTAAAATACAATTTAAATGGACAAAATAGAGAAATTGAGGGAGATGTTTTAATAATTTCAGATGATGGTAAAGGGATGTCACAACATGATGGATCTCTATTATCTTTAATATCATTATTTAAAACTAATGAAAACGAAAGTGGAAATGGGATTTATGGTATTGGATCAATAGCAAGTGATTTAGCAGTTGGTTATCAAGAAAATAATTTTGATGGTAAATTAACTTTATATTTTACAAAGTCGGAGGAAATAGATCAAGATTATGAGGTTGTTATTCCCTGGTTCAATATTTTAAAAAATACAGGAGAAAAAAATGTTTGGTCAAGTAAAATTTCAAGCAATAATATATCAAATACCAATTTAAAAATTTTCAACATATTTAGAGTGGATGAGCGATCAGGGACAACAGTAATAAATTTTTTCAATGACTCATCTTTAAAAAACTTTAATATTAAGGAATTATCTTATTTTGTGAAAAAAACATATTACTCCTATCTTAAGACAGGAGTAAAAATTGTTATAAAAAATAATATTACTGAAGAAGAAGAAATATGTAATAATAAAAATTTAATTGATTTTTTGTCATTAGATTTAGTTAAAAATGATAAATCAAAAGGTTCATATGTCGAATGCAAAGTAGAAGCTTATCGTGAAGAAGAAGGTGATAAATATGGTTTCAAAGTAAATGTTGTCAAATATAGTTTAGGTAAAACAAATATGAAATTTAAAAATCAAACATTAAAAGCAATTGCAAAAGATCAAAATCCAACTTATCTTTCAACAAATGATACTTTTGAAAATTATGTTCATATAGGTACATATGATTTTACAATAACTTTAGTTGGAACTGATATTATTAATCAAGATAGTAGAATTATGAGAGAACATATTGGTAAATCAGATGCGTCACAATATACTGGATTAATTGTTAAAAGAAACAATAGAATTTTAGCTAGTCCTACTAGATTAGAATTTAATAGAACAACTCAAGATGGTACACATTGGAGAGCATGTTTGTCTTGGAATAGTAGTAAAATGCTAGACTCATTGATAAAACCACAATTAAATAAATCTCAATTGAACACTGATGATTTTAATAAAACATTATATAGAACATTATCATTAGTGTTAAGACAATTTTATAGACCTTTTTATAACCAAACAATTGTAGAAAGAATTAATTTTAAAGAGTGGGTTTATATAAAAAAGAATTCCAAAAAAGCGTCAAAGAAAATCCCTACAAAAGTTAAAGATCCATCAAGTAAAAAATCAAGTAAGAAATCTAGTAAGAAATCTAGTAAAAAGATAACTGTTACTAAAGTAAAAGTAAGAAAGCCATTTAATTTGAGTCAAGAAAATGAAGTTCTATTGAAACAGAGTTCAAAGTGTAAATTACTAGATGTAGAATTAGATGGATCTTTTATGCCATACGATAGGGATCATGTAGATAATGATTCATCAAATAACTCTACAGATAATTTACAATTGATATCAATCATTGCCCATAGGTTGAAAACAAATTATTATGAAAATAATAAAAAAGAAGGTTATGAATTAATGACAAAAGATCCAGGATTTTTTATAGCCAAAATGATTAATAGTTTATCGAAATCAAAACATTTTGTAAGATATATGAATTCAAAAAAAGTAAGTATAAACACAAATCATTCTTCATTAATAAATGGATTATTAAATTTAAATGAAAATGAAAAAAATTATAATGTTTAAAAATTGAAATAATTTATTCATTAATCAATTAATAATATATAATGGATTCAATTAAACCAAGAAAGAGAGGTAAGGATAAGTCCAAAAATACATACAAAAAGTATGGAAAATACAGTACCAAATCTACTAGGATTAAAGAAGAAGCAATTTTGAACCAACAAAAGAAAAAGTTGCAAAAATCTAAAAATTGAAAAAATCCTAAATTAAACACATTTTTTTATTATTATGGAATTTACAGGTATAAATAGTGATAGTAAAGGACCAAAATACATAAAGGCTCTATTAGATAGATCAGGGTCAATGATTATTAAAGGTCTATCTAAAGCTCTAATAGAAGGAGTTAATACATTAATTTCAGAACAGAAAAATACATCAGAATTATATGGTACTAACCCAATTGTAGATATATATACTTTTGATGTTACTGTAGAACATATTAGATCATCATCAATAAAAGATATAAATGAAGTTAAACATGAAGAAGTATATCCACGCGGTTCAACTGCATTAAATGATTCGATAGGTAGGGTTTTAGAGGATTCTAAGGATCAAAATGATGTATTATTTTTTATTTTTACAGATGGAGCTGAGAATTCAAGTAAAAAATTTACTGGTAAAATAGGCCAAGAAAAAATTAAAGATATGATGAAAGATTATACCGATAATAGAAATTGGACTGTTATTTTTGGAGCTGCGAATATTGATGCAGTACAAACAGGTAAAAATTATGGTATTTCAGCAAATAATGCCTTTGATGTTTTACCTGAAGCTAAATCAATTTCAGGAATTTTACGTGCTGTTAGTAGTCAAGTTACTAATTCTGCAAGAAGTGGTGATGATATTGATTTTGATGTTATTAGACAATCTACTAAGGTTAATGATGATAAAATTTTAACTCCACCAAGTAGTGTTTTACGTGCATTTAATAGCAATATTTAAAAAAATTGAAAATATTTATTTTAATAGATAGTCTAGATAATTATGTCTATGTATGTTAATTATGGACTAGTAAATACCGTACCCAAGAAGACCGTTGGTTTTTCTTCTGAAGATACCAAGCTTGCTAATCAGTTAGCAACACAAGCATTCACTATGAATTGTAATGAAGTTCATGTCAATACACCCCATCGCGTTGGAGATTCTGTTCTAATAGTTGGACCAGGATCTAAATTTCCAATTAAGGTTCATTTTCATGGTGTAGCTGTTAAACCAATTCAAAGTCAACCTAGTGTAACTTTTGTTATGACACCTTCAATTAATTTTGTACCTGTAGGAAATACTTTTAGTAGCTATGGTATTCAGTATAAGCGTTAAGTTTTGGACCTATAGTTGTTTAAAGTATTATTTTCTTTATCTAATATTAAAATGAATGAAGAATGTACTTTTGCAGTATGTGGTCCAGTAGATGCTGGTAAATCTTCACTGATAGGAGTATTAAAATCTGGAGAATTAGATAATGGTAGGGGTTATGCTCGAGAAAAGGTATTAATTCATCCTCATGAAATACAATCAGGTAGAACAAGTAATATAACTTTCAATCCATTAATTTATGTAAAAGATAAAAATGGAATCCATTTAGCATCAACAAATAAAACAAGAAATCAATTATTAAAAATTTCCGACAAAAGTTATGAAAGTAGAAGAGAAAAAATAATTTCATTTATTGATTTAGCAGGTCATGAAAAGTATTTGAAAACTACAGTATATGGTGTGACAGGGTTATTTCCAGATTATGGAATTGTGGTAATAGGAGCAAATACTGGTATAACAAAATTAACCAGAGAACACATTGGTATATTATTTTATTTGAAGATTCCATTTATAATATGTATAACTAAAATAGATTTAGCACCTTCACATGTATACAAAAAGTTATGTAATAGATTAAAAAATCTTCTTACCAAAAATACATTTGGTAAAATTACTTATCATATTAGTGACAGTGATAAGAGTAATGAAGAAACAGAACATTATATTGATAATATGTTAGGCAACCCAGAAATTATACCTATTATATCAATTTCAAATAAAGATGGAAAGAATATTGGTAATCTTCATAAAATTTTGTCAATGATTCCTAATAGGGAAAAATGGAACAAAGAAGAAGTGAATGGAAGAATTGTTTATTTGGATAGTACATTCCAAGTACCAGGTATAGGTTTAGTATTATCAGGAACTGTTAAAGGAAAAAATATTAAATTAAAAGACAAGTTATTTTTAGGTCCTGCCAATGGAACTTTCTATCCAGTTACCGTAAGAAGTATTCATAATTCAATTAGTGAAAATGTTAATGAAGCAAATGATCAAGGTCAATTTTGTTTTGCAGTAAAGTTTTTAAATCCAAAATCTATTTTAGAAAGAAAACAAATTAAAAAAGGGATGGTATTGATTGATGATATGGAATCATGGAAAAAAAATATAGTAAAAAAGTTTTCAGCAAGAATAACTATTTTACAACATTCGACAACAATAAAAAAGGGATATGCACCCGTAATTCATTGTGGACCAATTAGACAGTCAGCAAGAATTTCTTATATGAATGATAATATACAAATTAGGAGTGGAGATACTTGTTTTGTAGAGTTTGAATATATGTACCATTCAGAGTTTATGGAAAAGAATATGATTTTCTTTTTTAGAGATGGAAATACAAAAGGTGTTGGTGAAGTTATTGAATTAAAATAAATTAAATAGATTCAACAATAAAACCAGATAATAAAAAATCTTTTTTATCCATAGTTTCAATACCATAAATTTTTATAGATTCATCAAAAGGATAAAGTTCTGCTTTACCGTTAAGATATAAGCTTCTTCCTTTTAAAATAATTTTTTTTATAATTAAATTATTTTTAATAGTCATTACAATATCACTGGTAGGTAATTGAATTCCACATTTTGATTTTTTAATAATAACAGGTTTATTAGGAAATTTTTTATTGAGTTCGAAAATATAAATATTTGCAATTTCTAAATCATTTCCATCAGAATCTAAAATTAAGTCACCAGTTACTAAATCTTTGATTTTAATTGGACCATTGCGTGTTTCAACATTTGTATTTTCATGAAAACCAGAAATAGGCTTATCTTTAATAAATGATAAATCAAATTTTTCATTTTTTATTTCTATATTTTGGTTTATTGAAAAATTTAAATGTTTTATCTCTTCTTTATCAAATGTATGTTCTAAATTATTAATCTTTAATTTTAAAGGTTGTTGATATATGTTTTTAATTTGTAAGGACATACAATTATTTATTTTATCATTATAAATTCTTAATATTTTAAAATAAATGTTTTTTGTCATAATACAATATATAAGATTTTATTTTTATGACGCATTAAATATTTATTTTAAAAAAATAATTATTATTAAAATTAGTTGGTTTTATCATCATTAAATTAATTTTCATCCGGAGCAATAATCTCTTTTACTAAATCTTTACAAGTCATAATTCTCATACGACAACAATATCTTCTAACTTTAAGACTTTTAAGTAATTTTGATATTTCATTTTGTTGTTCTTCAATAGATAGTTTTGAATTAGAACAAATTTTTTCTTTCTCAATTTCAAATTCATTAACTATATTTCCAATGAAAAATCCGCAAGTAGGACAAGTTGAATAAATCATTAATATTATATAATCAGTTATATTTAAATATTTTAAATCAATTTTTTCAAAAAAATAATTTAATAATATGGTCCATATGATTCATAATAAGAACTACCAGTCCAATTCATAAACCCTTCTAAAGCATGTTTTGACCATGCTCTTTCAATATCATTCTTAGGATGATATGTCCATTGATGTTTTTCGTAAGATCTGTAACTATCAAATTTATATTTTTCTTTGCACTCATTACAAATAATTTCTTTTTTTTCTTCCATTATATTAAAACATCTTGTATACTTTAAATATATAACAAAAACATTGAAATAACTACTATATTCATTATAAATTAAATAGTATGAGTTCTTTACTATTAACTGTTAAGTGGGATGAAATATTTGGATACGATTCAAATGATACAAATTATCTAAATTACATGAAAACTAAAGATTTTGTTATAATGAAAAAAGATAATGAATATTGTACAACTAAAATATTAATAAATAATTATAGGGATATGTTTCAAAATCCGGATAATTATTTTGTGGAAGATTTAATACCAAAAATTATTATTGGAAAAATATATTTTTATAAAGAACGTATGTTTTGTTTGGAATCAAAAGCTTTTTTAAATTTTGTAAAAAAAGTAAAAAACTATTATAAAAAAAAATTATTGCATTATAGATCAGTAAAAAATTTAGAACATCGTCGGTTATTTGGAAAATATCCAAGATTCCTTTAAATAATGTCACAAAAATTTATTTGTTTAAAATTTAAATAAATTATATAAATATATGACAACCTTTGTAGGAACCTGGAAAATTATGGACACAGCACGTGTCCCTTGTATGACTTACTTTGCATCAATGAGCAAAGATGATGACGTCGCTGAACTCGGTAATGTTCAACTTTTAGGAAGATGGTCTGATGTAGGAAATGCTTCTGGAGTATGTGTTTTCAAAGCTGAAAAATATTCTGATGCTGTTTCTTGGCTTTACAATTGGGTACCAATGGCTACCTGTAATGTAAGAGCAGTATGTGATGATAATGTAGCTCGTAGAGTAATTCTTGGATCTGAACCAGAATATCAAGTAGATTATTCTCATGTAGGTGATGAACCAGTTGAAAATGAAGTACTTTACTATATTAAATATAAATTCAACCAAGGTAAAAAAGTAGAAGGTAACAAATTATTTGCTAGCCTTACTCAAGAACAAGATGAAGCTGATTCTGGAAACTGCAGACCTTTAGGAAGATGGCATGATCTTGGTACTGGTTCTGGATTTGCAATTGCTGCAGCAAGAAGTGAAGAAGATATTTACAAATGGGCTTTTAATTGGGCAGAAATGTGTGATTGCGATATTGTTCCAGTATTAACAGATGCTCAATGCAGAGCAGTAATTAGTGGAAAAGCAGATTTCCAACAAAAACTAGATGCTGTACGTGCATCAATGGGTGCTTCTCAAGCATCTTCTTAAATATAATAAGAATTATTTTATGTAACTAAAAAAAATTTATATAAAGTAATTAATTTGATATCAATTTATTCTTCATCAGAGTCAGAATCTATACATTCTTTTTGAGTAACTTCTTTTTCAAAAATATTACTAATTCTATTCCAAGTGATATTGCTAATTTTATAAATAATATTATATTTATTTTCAACTACTATTCCTAAATAGAGACTACTGAATAACATTAAAATCGTAATTAAGAAATATAATAAATTATTTGATAAAATATAATTAACTACTAAATTACTAGCAAAAGTAATTAGAAAAACCTGCACAAGTTGATCTTTTTCCATTAAATTAAAAATTCAAAAAAAAAATAATTATAATTCAATTTTTAAGACATTATAAATATATTTTCTTTTCGTATTTAATGTGTATTCCAGAAAGAATACGCAATGCCTTTTCATGCTTTCAAACAAGTAAATTAACTGATGAAGAAATAAATCAGAAAAGAATAGAATTACTTCCTTTTTATTGGAAACATTATAAATCTAAAAATTATTAAAATTAATTAGAGAATCTAATAATAATCTTTTATCGATTGTGTCTGTTATTATTATTTGATTTAAATTTTTATTATTATACTTTTCTGTCATATTAATTGGATTCAACCAAAAACATCTATATTCTTCATTTATTTTATATTTATTAAGATATTTTGGTAAATCATTTTCGATTAATACAAATGGTAATGAAATATCTTTATTATCTACAAATTGTTTATATGTAGGATCAATAACATAATTTTCAAAAGTTAAATACAAATGGTCTTCTTTATATTTCCCATATCCAAATGTAGAAAGTTTAAATTGCAGATTAATATCGTAATATTTTTTTATGTAAAAATATAATAGATAAGAGCTAGCTCCACAAGCTAATTTCCCTTCAAAAGTATTCATTGAGATATTATTTGAAAAATGTAATTTTTCTATATTAATATCAGATAATAGTGGTAAATATTTTATCAAATGATTATAAAACATTTTATTATTTACCAATTTATCTAATTTATTAATCATTATAAGGTTACATTATTGTTATAATAATTAATATTCAATCATTTTATAAAATTTGAAAAGTATTATTTTTGACTTGAAAATCTTATTATTAATGCTATTTAATACTATTGTTTTTTTGTTAAGTCTTTCATGTGTTTTTTCTCAAAAACTTGTTACAGATTATCCTACACTTCCTGAATTATGGAATGCTGAAACTATTGAACCATCTTCACCTGGAGACGGTTTTGAATCTTATCAATATAATCCAGTACCTACTAAAGAATTTCCAAGTGCTCTATGGAGTAATTACACTGGATGTCAAAGACTAATTTATATTACAAGTAACTATGATTCTACAAGATATTTATTAGGTTGTGATGCCGTTGAATGTTGTTATGAAGAACAAGATGGTAATCAAGTTGAATTTCAAATCCCAAATGTACATTACAGTAATCCAAATAAAAAGGTGGATGTTTATCATCAAGTTGTAAATATTACAAATTTTGGAAAAATAATTGAGGCAGATGAATGGAGTTGGTCTTTAGGTAAAGATATTCAAAGTTGGAAGGCTTATACTAATTATTGTAAAACATGTGTTAATAATATTGAATTATTACAATGGTCAAGTAGCGCACTAGGATCAGAATGGTTTACTATCCAATTTAAAAATTATAAGGGTTATAATATTGATTCACAAGAAGGTAAAGACTTTTCACTAACTTTTGAAGTTCCAGAAGTATGTCAAAAGAATAATCTTTTAGAGTGTGCAGACGGATTACATGATAAATACTTTAAGAAATCAAAAATTACAAATTTAAAATCAAGTTGTGGTGTTTGTGGAACTGGATATCAAGCATGTTGTGCTGGGTTTGCATTAGATGGTTATCCATGTGATTGTCATTTACAGGAAGGAGGTTCAGGAGAATCAGGTTCAAACTGCGGTGATTGCGGTACTGGATATTCAGCATGTTGTATAGGATATGCAACTCAGGGTTATCCATGTCAATGTGATGTTTTATAAATATGTTAAAGATTATATTTTTTTAATATTTAATGATTAAAAAGGAAATTAAAGTTTTTTACAAAGACAATGATGGTAATATTTTTAGAAGAATCTTAAAAGAAGAACAAATTAATTATAATAAATATGGTCAAATAATATTACCTGAAAACCATTATTCTAAAGGTTATATTGAAAGATTAAATGAAGGTATAATATGGGAGTCATATCCATTATATGAAGAAAAATAAAATTGAAAAAAATATATGTAAGAGGAATTAAATATTTTACATGCAAGTTATTGAGGATGATTTAGCAAGTAATATATCAGATGTAACTGATTTAGGTTGTTGGGAGGAGGAACTTGATGATTTGGATAATAATTATCACAATGGGATAAATTACAATAGAATTAACGAATTTTTTAAATTTTTATCGCAAGTTAATAGTGAATATATTGATTCTTATGGTGGTTTTAATGATAATATATTAAATGAAGATGATATTTTTATTGATGATGTAAATTCTATAAATAGTTCTGATAGCACAGTTGTTTTTAAAATGGAACTTGCAGATGATTGTAATTTTTTACAAAAATTTAGAAATGTATTACAATTTTTTAATGCGATATTTTCAAATATAGTATATTAATTTATTAGATATTAGTAATATCAATTACTTCTCCATTAATATCAATTACTTTTCCAGTTATATCAATTACTTCACCGCTAATATCAATTATTTCACCATCTAATATAAAGTTATTATCATTTAATGTAGAAATATCTGATTCATCGTCACTAATATAATTTCCACTCAAATCACTTCTTCTAAGAACAGTTTCAAATGGTTGTCCCCATCTACTTACACGGATTAGAGCATCATCATCTGATTCATAATTTGGTGAATCATATTGGTTAAGATAAGGATCTAAATCATAACAAAAATTATTTTTCATAATTGGATCTAAACCTCTACAATTTGGACATTTGGGTCCACATTTTCTAAGCGTATTAATAATACATGAATTATGAAAGACATGTTTACAAGGCTCTAGAATGTACTTATCACTTGTATCAGTGATATTACTTAAACATACACTACATACATTATGTTCCGACATATGATTAATTTACTGATGAAAATATATTAATTTTTTTCAATTTTTATAAAAAAAGTTGAAAAACTATTATTCTAGGAGGCCTTTTCAAAAAAGTTAGTATGCTGAATAATGTGAATAATTTGGCTAGTAATGTTTTTAGAAATAGAAACTCGTACCCTCAAGATTGTGATGAATTAGATGATGTTTATCACAATGGAATAAATTGTACCCTTGTTCCAACCTGTAATTCGATTACTGATGATTATTTAAATGATTTTTCTTGTATACAATTGCCCCAACCAGTTTATGATGATGATTTTGAGATAATTGAATCTCCAAATGATTTTGAGATAATTGAATCTCCAAGTCTTTTTCCAGATTCAAATATCAATCCTGCTTCTTCTACTGCGCCGTATGTGCCACCTAATGCTCCGAGACCTGATTCAGATGAGAGTGTATTTAATTTTAATTCTGATTTACCAGAGATTTCACCAGATCTTTCAGAAGCAGATACTGATGAGATTGTTTATATTCCACCTGATGCTCCAAGACTTAGTTCAGATCGTAGTGTTTTTAATTTTGATGGACCTTTAAATGAACCTGTTAGACCATTCTTGAATCCAAATAGTTTTAATTTTAGAGAATCTTTAGATTCAAATGTTTCTTCTGACTTAGATAGTGATAACTCCCAAGTAGTAATTGATATAGGATTTGATTTTGATAATTCAATTGGATCATTTTCAGATGATGATAATGTGTTATCAATGAATGCTCCTAGAGGAGAAAAGATAGGACAACAATTTTTTCCAGATGAAAATATTTGGACTAAATTAAAGTCTAATTTATATTCAAGGTGGAATAATTTAGGTTTAGTAAGTGTTAATTCTATGTTGCCTATTAGAGAAGATTTAGATTCTCAAAAACGAGTTAGATTTGATTCGGTTGATTATCAAATTAATAATGATTCTAAGGTAAAATTAATCGATTGTCTTACAAATTTTGTAGTTTTTGATTATTTCAAGAAAAAATAAATTGAAAATTATATCATTTGATTTGAGACCTTTTTTTAAATAATGGCAATATTAGATTCAGTAAATAGTTCAAAATTATTTCTACTTTTTCTTTTTGTAGAAATTTTTATCTTCGCATATTTTATTAAGGAAGCGTATATTTCTATATTTATAATTATAATTGAAATTGTTATATTTACTATATTACGCGATTCAGACTGTAGTAGAAATATTGAAGATGGTTTATCTCCATCTACTCTTAATAGAAATAGTCGTTCTCAAGTAATAGATTTGACTTATAATAATATTTCAGATGAAGAAAAAGATGCATTTGATTTTTGTTCCATCTGCTTAGAGGAAGAAAAAGAATCAATAGTAAAATTAAATTGTGATCATTTATTTCATAAAGATTGTATTAAAGATTGGTTAAAACGGGAACTATCTTGTCCAGTTTGTAGATCTAATATAAGTTTAGTTTAAAAAATATGAAATAATATTCTTTTAAACCTTTTCCAATTTAAAACGCCGACTTATTTGTAATAAAACAACTTAAAGATTACGTGCTATATTATAGCAAGTAATATTGAAATGAGGTTGCTTCTGGTTAATCTATTTTAGTCTGTTATACGTAGCTCAGAAAGCAAAATCCGTATAGCAAATGACTACTCATTTAGTCCTTTACCAGTCTATAATCCCGTAAGCAATTAAGAAAGTGGTTTGCTGATGGCTGGGAAAAATTGGACCATCGTAAGGTGAAACCCCTTACTATTGTTTTTACTTGGTTCAAACCAAAATCTTTACTTATTATAAATATCGTTAAGTCGGCATTTTAAATCAGTAAAGGTGTAAAATAGATAATAATTATATGGGAAATTTCAATCAAAAGTATAGTTTAATAAGTAATATAGAAAAACCAATTGATAAAATAATAAGAGACAAAGAATGTATAATGTGTTATGAAAAAATAAAGGGAAATTGTGTTTCATGTTTAAATTGTAGAATTTTATCGCATCATAATTGTTATTTCAAATGGACAAAAACAAATAATTTTACAATTTGTCCATTTTGTAAACAAAATAATTTAACAACTTCTTATTTACAACAAGAAATTGATATAGATAAAGGAAAAATGTATAGTATATAATTCTTATATTCCAAGTGAATCAAATAAAAATTTAATTTATAAATTATATTATATGAATAATTATCTTTTAGTAGCACATGGATTAAGAATTAATATTGATAATGATTTTGAAAGATCTCATTTTGAAGTACCAGAAGGTTTTAATTTAATTACTTTTCATAAACCTGGTGCTAGATTATTTAACAATCTAGGTAACATAATTGCTGAACAATTACCTAACTTTACGGAACCTATTATAAATACTTTTACTATTAATTCAACTGAAAGGAGAATTTTATTAGAGGAGATAGAAAATAATATGATTAAAAATCATTTAATTAATAATTTAAATAAAATTATGCCAAGTGAAGAATTAGATGTTGATGTTTTTGGAAATGTAGTAAATGAATATAGAGATTATTTAAGTAAATTTATTGAAATAGAAATTCCTGATAATATTGATTTATCTAATAGTAAAAATTTAGTAGATTTAGAAATTGATAATATAAAAAATCTACTTGATTTTCAAATTAGAGTTTATCTTGAAGGTACGAAAGCTCCTTTAATGAATATTTCTTTTGATGGTGGTAATGATAATTTTACAGGTCTTTTTGAAGTAAATAATTTACCTGAATATTTATTTAATAAATCTGAAGATTTCGAAGTAAGTAAAATATTAGGTTATTCTTTAATTAAAGATGATTTTAATAGAATAGATGGAAGAGCATTTTCTTTGGAAGAATCATTAATTGAAATTTTTAATAAACATAATAAAAAAGGAAATATATTTATATTTTCTTGTGGTGATTATGATAGAGATTTAGGAAGATATAGTTTATTAAGACAAAAATCAAATGAATTTCAAGGAATAGTAAAGAAATATAAAATATATTACAATTCAAATTAAAAAAATGATGAAAAAAATAAAAATGGCATATATAGAATAATTAATAATAAATGTTACGATATTAATAATATAGCATCATGATATTCCAGTTGTAATAGATTTAAATTAGATTATGATATTTTAATTGATAAAATAAAAAAAATATATTATAATTTTATAAATATTTATAATTTGGATATTTTTTAGTAACTTTATTCTAAAACATTTGATAGTCTATATTAAATGTTTTAAAATAATAGGTTTAAGATTGTTCATTATTCTCACTATCTAATAGTTTTATTTAAAAAAATTATTTACAGAATCTTTTAAATTATATGTTATCTCTTCCATAAAAGTTTGTCTATTAGTATAATTTTTTAGTATTTCTAGTTGTTCATCTTTATCTTTCCTCTTAATTGAACTTTTTATTTCAAAAAATAATTCATCAATATAATTTGGAAATTTTGTATTTATATCATCATCTTTTATTTTTTTATATCTATCAATTATTTTTGTTATAATAGTTAATGGTTCTTCATTTTTGAATTTTTCTAAATAATAATTATAGAATAAATAAATATTATTATTTTTAATTTCAAAATTAGAATATAACTCATCTTTAATAATTTATTTCCATTATTATTTATTAGATTTTAAATTAAAAATTTACATATGAAGAAAATCGAAAAAGTTTTCTACATTTTGTAAATAAGGGGTTCGAATCCAATGCGATAATCATACCACTAGACCATGTTCTGTCAATACAATTAAATTTTACAATATTTGTATTATATTTATTTAAATAAATTTTAAAATTTTCTCCTAGATCACCTATTTATTGTTATGATTACAGTCCCATTTATATTATGTCTTTCAATTGGTACACCTCCACCAAAGGCTTCATCATGTATATTAGTATCGGGGTTAAGTAAAGTTACACTAGTTAGTTGTGGATTATTTCCAAAAGCTTCTCTATCTATTCTAGTAACGTAATTTGGTATAGTTACTTGAGTTAACTCATTGTTGTAAAAAGCACCAACACCTATTGTAGTACCATCGGCTGAAAAAGATTCACTACTTCTTGTAGTAACAGTTGAATCATCTTCAAATGAATTATCGGTTGAAAAAGATTGACTATCTATTGTAGTAACAGTCGATTCATCTTCAAAGGTTACTTCAGATAAATTATTTTTTTCTAAAGAAGCTTCACTATCTATTCTAGTAACAGATGATTCTTCTTCAAAGGTTACTTGAGTTAATCGATTATTACTAAAAGCATATTCACCTATTTTAGTAACAGAATTAGGTATAACAATTTGATTTAATTGATTATTTTCAAAAGCTCGATTATCTATTGTAGTAACAGAATTTGGTATAATTACTTGAGTTAATCGATTAGTACTAAAAGCTGAATCACCTATTGTAATAAGAGATGATTCATCATCAAAGGTTACTTCAGTTAATTGATTTTCATTATCAATCCTACCCATAATAGCATCACCCCTAAAAGCACCTGCACCTATTGTAATAACAGATTTTGGTATTCTTACTTCAGTTAAATTATTATGTCTAAAAGCTGAATCACCTATTGTAGTAAGAGATGAATCTTCTTCAAAGGTTACTTGAGTTAATCGATTATTTTTAAAAGCTGAACTACCTATTGTAGTAACAAATTTAGGTATATTTACTTGAGTTAATTCATTATTTCTAAAAGCTGAATCACCTATTGTAATAACAGAATCAGGTATAGTTACTTGAGTTAATCGATTACCACTAAAAGCTGAATCACCTATTGTAATAAGAGATGATTCATCATCAAAGGTTACTTCAGTTAATTGATTTTTATTATCAATCCTATCCATCATATAATCAGCCCTGAAAGCACCTCGACCTATTGTTTCAACAGATCTAGGTATAGTTACTTGAGTTAATCGATTAATACTAAAAGCTGAATTACCTATTGTAATAAGATTTGAATCTCCTTGAAAGGTTATTTGAGTTAATCCATTGTTTCTAAAAGCTTCATAACCTATTGTTCTAACAGAATTTGGTATAGTTATTTGAGTTAATCGATTACCACTAAAAGCTGAACTACCTATTGTAGTAACAGAATTAGGTATAGTTATTTGAGTTAATAGATTATCACTAAAAGCA